GCCATTAAGATTTTAATACCTGCATCTAAGATTTTAGGAAGTAATGTAATAAGAGCATTTAATAAAGTATCCATTATCTTTAATGCAGCATCTATAAGCTTAGGAAGGTTATTCACGATTCCGTCAAGTATTGCCATTAAGATTTTCATACCTGCGTCTAGGATAATAGGAAGCAATGTCCCTATAGTATTCACAAGTGTATTAATCATTGTTACGGCTACATTAATCAAAGTAGTTACTACAGTAGGGAGAACTTGAACAAGCCCCTCAATAACCTTTGTAAGTATCGCAACTCCTTGCTCGATGAACTTAGGGAGATACAATACTATCAAATTAACCATAGTATCTATTACTGTAGTAATTGTAGTTAGTAACATTGGAAACATTGAGTTTATCCCTTGCACTATCGTAGGCAGAAAACGAGCTGCAGTAATTAAAAGTCCTGGGAGACCTCCCACAAGCATAGCTATTAGAGATGGGATAATATTCATAAATATTTGTCCTAGTTGTGAAGTATCTCCACCTAGAGCGAGCCTTATTGCTTCCACCATAGAGGTAACAGTAGTACGGATAGCCATTACTGCAGTTCCCATTAAGAGTGCAGCATTTTGGAATCCTGTAGGAAGATGCGTAATCCAATCATTCATGACGTCTCCTACAGTGATTACACTCCAGAGATACTTCCCTAAATTGACAAATGCTTGTCCTAGGCTATTAAGAGCAACTAAGGCAGGAGCTATTGCGTTCGCTATCCCTTGGATTGGAGCTGGCATGTTAGATACAACATCTCTAAAGTGATCGCCTGTAGTGAGTACGCTCCATAGATAAGTACTTAATTGAGCTAACATTGAACCAAAGCTATTTAGAGCAACCATTGCAGGAGAGAGTGCTGTGGCGATCCCCTGTATAGGAGCAGGTAATTTTGAAATTACATCCGCAAAGCTATCACCTGTTAAGAGAACATATCCGAGATACTTCCCTAGCTCTAAAGCATTGGCTCCGAACTGCTTCAATCCTGCAATTGTAGCAGTTAAGGCTTTCCCTCCAAGGTCCATCAAAGAGGCGGTCCATTGCTTAATGACTGCAATTACTCCTAAAACTCCATTTCTAAATGTTTCACTAGTTTTCCACAAGTGAGTAAACCCTACTACTAATCCGGCTATTGCTGCAGCTAATATCCATGCAGGAGCAGACATCATAGAGAACCCTGTAATGATTGGCATAATGACAGGTTTAATAGCAAACAAGATAGCTCTTAACCCTTTAAAGTATCCTATCCCTAGAGCTAAAGGTGTTAGGATTACCATCAGAGCAGGGACAAGCATCATCATCCCTTGGATAAACTTAGCTAATACAGGATGAGCTTCATTAAATTGAATAACCATCTCGGCTAGTTTAGCAATAAAGTTATACATAGGAGTCATTACAGCAGCAAACGCTTGGACCATTGGTTCAAATGCTTTAGCTAACTTTTCCAACATGTTATTGAAAGCTTCAGCGTACTTTGTATTTTCTTCCATAGCTCTTCCATGTAAAGCTCCATAGAACTTAGTTGCAGCAGCAGCAGCCAATCCAAATATGACAGGCAAAGCCATCATTTGAGTTCCTAAATCACGAATGAAGTCATTGTATTGCTTAACAGAAGCGTTTGCTCCTAAGAACTCTAGAGCTAGCTGCTGAGGGCTTCCAGATCGTGCTAATCTGTCCAATGAATCTACTGCAGATAGTGCAAGCCTACTTGTGTTATAAAGAGGATTATTCATCGTAGTAAGGTTATTCTGGAAACGGGAAGCAGTAGAGCTTGCGTTATTAAGAGTCCCTATAGTTTGATAAATACTCATGAGAGCCATTCTGTTAGAGTTGATAGCCTGGTCGTTTGCAGCCTTTTGAGCTTTACCTAACTCATTGATTCTAGCTATCATTTCATCAACCGAGCCTGTATAAGAGCCTGCAGACTGTACTAGCTGGAAGTATCCGTATTGAGTCTCTATTTGAGCCTCCCTAGCTCCAGACATACCTGCCTTCATTTGATGTTGATAAGCTTTCATTTCATTCATCATTGCCATATGAGCGTCAGATACTTGAGTATATCCTCTTGTAATATCGCTATTCATACGAGCAAAGTCTGACCCAAAGGACTGAGTAATCTCTCTAGAGTTGTTTCCCATATTGGACCCGATACGATTAATCTCATTGTTGATTTCTGTAACTTCTGTACGTGTAATACTGCTGAGTCTGTCTATCTCTGCCTGGTATTCACTATTGATTTGGGACACAATAGACTGTATGTTTGCTCCAATACGGATAAGCTCCTCATTTACTTGTGTAACCTCTCCCCGTACATCGCTATCAAGAGGGTTAAACCCATCATCAAATAACCTACGAGCAGCTTGTCCTATTGTGGTCATGTCTGCCCCGATTTCTCTGAGTTGAGCATTCACATCTGCTACGTTAGAGCCTACATTACTACCTATATTACTTAGTTGGTCATTTATATTATTTACATTTGAGCTTACATTCCCTCCAAGATTATTTATCTCTGAATTAAAAGCATCTCGTATAGTTCGAGCTACTGAGCTCATGTTAGAACCCATTCTACCTAGCTCTCTATTGATTCTCTCTACATCGCTACGTATATTAGAATTGTCTATTCGGGCATCTATCTTTACACTTCCGTCAGCCATGTATATTCACGCTCCTTTCGTCTAATTTAAAGAGTCTCCAGGAGCCCTGCTATGAGGTCTTAATCATCTGTTGTAGGTTTAACACCCTTGTTTTCTTGAGCTAGTTGCTTACGTGCTTCCTTGTAACGTCTCATGCGGTCCTCATAAGCTTTCAACTCTCTAGCCTCTCTCATGGCCTTCGCTTGTGGAAGCTCATAAAAGGCTTTTTTCTTCTTAATATCCTTCACCTGGTCCGCATTGTCTTTGGTCTTCTTAGGGACTTCACAAGTGCGGTACTTAATAGCAGTCTTCATAGTTGTCTCTTCTGATAAGTTATTGAATAGAGCTAGGAACTCGTTCCAGAGTAGCTTTCCTTGCTGCTCGATTAGATTAATATTGTAGTCAAACAAAAAGGACGAGAAAATCCGTTCAGCGTCTATAGTAAAGTCAACTATAGGAACCTCTTGGAATGTCTCGTCCTCTTCTGCTTCGTCTGTGGAGTTATCCTTATTTGTAATCTCATTGACTCGTTCTTTTTTATCAAGGTCTATATTGAGCTTTGCTTTAAAGATATCAATGAGAAGTTTATTAAGTTGTTCCCCGTTTAGCTGAGCTAGTAAGGAACGTTCTACTACAAGCATATTGAGGGCTATTAGAGGTTTGCTTTTATCAGACACCGTTTTATCATCGAATAGCTGCAGCATAACGAGGATATTATCATAGGAAAGGTTTAGCTCAATAGCCACGCCTCCCCAAGTTATTACATCTACGTTACGCTCTGTGAGTGAGAATCTCGGTCCCATAAGCGATCACCTTACTTCTTAGTGTTAGTCAAGTATGCGTCTAAGTTACTTCCAGCTTTAGCACGTAGCTCTGCTTCTACTAGTTTAGTTAAATAATTTACTAAACTAAATAGATTCATAATAGAGCGTCCTGCTTTCCTATACAGTTCCTCAAAAGTATCTTCACCTAAGAATATCTCGATAGCATCTTTTACAACCTCACGTTGCTTTGCATTCATATCACGTAGTTGTTCTGGAGTAGCTTCACGGATATCAACTTCTTCAGCCTGTAACTCCTTGGCTTTCTTCTCGTAAGCAACGAAACATTCTTGATACTTGAACATTGACTCATCATCAAAGCTCACCTTGTAAAGTTTCCCTGCTACATCAATCTCTCTATAAGTTTTCTCGAAGTTAAATTGAAACTTGTTTTCTACTACGTTAGTCATTATGGTTATCTCCCTTTGGTTTTATATTTGCCTCCGTCGAGGTTTTTAATTTATTCGAATAAGTTAAAAGTATATTTTGTACTATTTTTGTCACTTTAAAAAAGCTATCCACCGAGAAGGGAATCAATACAAGCTCCCTCTCAGTGTAATTCGATAGCATGAACGGAAGAGAAATGCAGAACTATTAAGCTGCGCCTTTTTCTGTAAATTTTGGAGCTCCGTCAAAGGAAATATTAAACTCAATCTCACCCTTGCTATTCGCATCTCCTCCGGGAACTTTGATCTCTGAGATAGTTGAAGGACCTTCCCATTTGTCACCGTTTGGCTCAGTCACTCTAAAGTCAGTCTTACGAGCGTCTCCAATTTGGTTAACTTTCTTAAGGATAAAGTCTTGAGCCTCATCGCCATAAGAACGATGACCTTCAAAGGAATAACTCATCATGAAACCAATAACAGAACGCTCAGAAGCGCCTCCACCATCATAGTAGTAGTCCTCTTCTACTTCCTCGTTATTATCGGGATCTACTGACTTGATACCCTTAGCAATAACAGCCCACTTAGGAGTAGACTCCGTTCCTACATTGATTTCAAATTTATAAAGATGGTTCAACAGATATGCCATATATTAATTACCTCCTATTTCTAATTCCGCAGAAAAAAGTGCGGTGTATATAAACTCATTTGCTGCTGTCTTCTCAACGAAATTAGGCTCCACATACACATTGAGTCGTCTTAGTGTATAGGAGCCATCAATAGCGTTAAATACACGCCTATGAACGTTATTTAGTTCCCTTGTAATAAATTCAACTGTGTTGTTTACTTCCAGTTGGTTACTACTTTTTGCGAGAATTTGAATTTGCTTGTTGATGTTTTCACCTTCGAAATATTGTTCTCCTGCTGCTGACGGAATCATTCTAATAGCAATACTTTTTCGCGGTGTATCATTTGCTCCTATATCCAATAAATCGGCTTTTATAGGAGCAAATAGGATACCCGGCTGCAAAGTAGTGGTTAAATGTTTCTTGACCGATTCAATTAGCCATATCATGTTTGTCCTCCTATAAGTTTCGCTTAATATCGTTTTCTACAATTCTTACCCAATCCGTTACATTCCTAGCTTTTGCCTCTTCGAACCAGAGCCCCATCGCATTAGGGTTCGCGTCATGAGAGAAAGAATATTGCGGATTCCAATACAAGCGTCGCGCATAAGGTGTTGACCATTCAATATGTCCCTCTCCTGGCCTGCTGAATCTAACGCCAGATCTTTCTAATTCACCTGTATCTTTCGGAATGTAGAAATTACTGTCTTTAAGCACCTGCTGATCTAGTGCAAATTGCGCTTTCTGAGTAGCTTCCATTACTTTCCCCTCGATATCAGGTGTATCAATTCGGATATTCAAACGAATCATACTAGCAGTACCTCCACATGATGAAGATTGCTTCGGTCATAAAAGTCACTGACTTTGCTAACGGTCATTTCTTTACCGTTAAATATGACTTTGGACTTCTCCTTGAAAGTAACAGGTGTCGAATGTACTGCATCATGAAATAACATTGTTTGCATTACAGTACTGTCTCCATTACCGTTAGATACAAATGTCTTTTTAGGTTCAATTCGAACCCTTTCAATCGTTACAGCTGGTGCGTAGTTATCACTTCCACCCCAAGTATCGTCTTCACCCTTATACTCTAAATACTCAATTGTATGAATTAATATTGAACGTCTGATTGGTTTAGCCATAGACGCTCACACCTGCATAAAGAAGTCCTGTAGGTCTAAGGTAATCCACAACAGTAATAGCATATCTATCGTAATGACTCGGCCCATCTTCCACACCTGCGCTCATCCCATTCTCAGAATAAGAACCAACAGAGAAGCCGCCGCCTCCCTCACTAACTGTAGCTGAAGTGATACCATTGATAGCTAAAAACTCAACTTGTGCAGCAGTCGCTTTTTTAACCTGGTCACGAATAAAAGGCGCAACTTTATCGAAGTCAACTCCTTGTAATTTGTAACCTATGATGCTATCTATCTGCTCACTGGCTCTTTTTATCATTCTTTTTAATAACGTTTCATCAGAGACTTGAGTCCCTTCGTAATCGTTATTATAGTAATCAACATCTATATAAGGCATGTGATCACCTACTTGGCTGCAGATTTTTTAGGCGCTTTTAACTCTTTTAATTCCGCTTCTAGTTCCTCGATGCGATCAAGTGCCACGTTATGCTCTGATACAGTAACATTGCGGCCGCCAGTAGCACGTTTGATGATCTTTCCTTCTTCGCCGATCTGATCAAAACCATCATTCAGATAGCTTTCTAAGAAGTCTTTTTCAATGTGTAATACTTTATTCAATCGTTGTACTTTTACTGTGTTACTCATGTAACCACCATTCCTTTCATAATAAATAAGAGAAAGTATAAAACCCTCTCTTATGCAATGATATTAATTTTAACGCCGTCAACTTTAGCGCCTAAAATGAACACATCCCAATATTTACGCTCATAGTAAAGGTATTTTCCACCAGTAGCGGCAGAAGGAGTATCTAAATCAACAAATTCATATTTTTGTGGAGCTACCATTGATAATGGATGAATTAAGATCATGTTGATCTGTTTTGCTGCTGCATCCGGTACCGCTCCATTCGTAAAGTTGTATGCTGTTTTCATACGGCTTGATGGTACTGTTACGATTGTTACATCATCAAGCGAATATACACCGCGGTTTAACGCTTTTTCATTAGTACCAGAGATATCAAGTTGACGTTGTAATTCTTTAGCGGCTTTTACAGTCTTTTTAACAGTAGGCGTAATATAAAGAATGCGTCCTGTTTGCGGCACTTCTGCTTCGTCCATTTGTTCCATGAAGTTATCAAATACAGTAAGGAAACTTTCAGGATCAAGTACAGTTACATCAGCAGTTTTTCCTGCTCCTGTGAATTCAGCATATAATTTAGAAGCCATGTATTTATCGTGCTCCGGCGTTGCTTCTTCTTCATTGAATACGCGCGTAATATTAGCGATAGAAAGAGCCATATTTGTTTCGTCAACGTCTACTGGATCAACTAAAGTACGAAATTCACGGTCATGTCCTAAAGTTTTTGGTTCAAATGAATTGTCAACGCGGCGCGTATAGTTTCCGACAACGTCACGATTTACATCGGTGTAACCACCAACTTTAATACGTGGAATCATGATTGTTTTTGGTCCTGTCCATTTTACTACACTGTTATTAGGTGTATCGTATAAAGCTCCAAACGCTAAACTTTGAGAAAACTTTTGAACTAATACCTCTTGATATTGAGAAGCATAATTTAATGTAGCCATTAATAAATCACTCTTTTCTTTTTTATTTTTTGCAAAACAAAAAGCCATCTATAAAGATGACTCGTTAAAACCTATTACTTTTTAATACCGAATGCAGCAGCCCATTTGTCAGATTCTGACATTGTTGTTTGTTGGTGTTGGCCGTTTGAAAATGTCGGTTTCGGCTTTCCTGGATCTGCAGGCGGCTGCTCCACTACACCTTTAAAATGCGGAAACTCTTCAACTACCATTTTGATAGCCTTTGTAATGTCTACATCATCATTAACCTTAGTTTTCGCTAGAGTAATAACTGCATTTAAGTTCTTTTCTTCTTTGATATCTAATTTAAGCGCGGCTATTTGCGCCTGAGAATTAAAAAGAGACTCATCTTTTTCTTTTAATTGAGTCTCAAAGGTTGTTAACTTTTCATTTATTTTTTCTTGCTCTGTTTTCTGTGACTCTTGGTATTCATTCCAACCTTTTACCGTTTGTTTCAACTGATCTAAGTTCTCCACACCAAGTTTCTTCAAGAATGATGCTTCCTGCTGCTGTTTCACTTCATCCATCTGCTCTTGTGTAAAGGTAACAGGCGGCTGTACAGGTGGTTCTTGAGCTGGTGGTGTAGTTTCTGGTGTTACATTAGGATCACCTCCCCCCAGTGTAGTATTAGTGATAGATCCTTCTGTAGTGTGTGTAGTAGGGTCTCCAGGTGGTAAATTATTAAAGTGCTGCATCTCTTTAACTCTTAATCTAGGTTTAAACATGTTATTTTTCCCCTCTCTCTAATACTCTAATTGATCTGATTTCTTCGCTTCTAATCATGAAATCATCTAACAAAACAAAATATACGTTTGATTCTAATTGTTTTTTTAGTGATTCCATTATTTCTTTAACGCTTGTCGATTTGACAGGAACGCTAGTTTTTTCACCGTCATGAAATTCGAATATCACATGAAACATAATTAACACCCCTTATATAATTTGTTCGCGATTAGGTTGCCTTTTTCTACCGGTAGCTTTGATGAATTCCCTCATGTTAGCCTGGCGCTGCGAAACTTTATTCTTCGCTAGCTTCACACCTTCTTTGTCACCGATAGCTTCCATCATTTTGACTTCTCTTTTCGCTTTTTTAATTTGACGCTCTAGTGAACGTTGTTGTTGGCTCTCTTCATACGCTTTTTCATTTTCAGATTCGTCGTATGGTTCGTATGTTTGTTTAGACATACCTTCGATATAGACATACTTAATATGACGACAATTACAACCTAACAACCCGGAAGCTTCACCGTATGTTGTCGTTGAAAATGCAGGATACTTTTTGCTTTTACCGCTCATTGAATAAATCTTACCTTGATACGGCGCACACCCGGGGCGCGCGCCTAAATGTGAGCTTACTTCAACTAAATCAGCGCCGTATTCCTTCATACGTTCGTCCTGCATCTCATTAGCAACATTGTTACTTGTTGACCTACACACCGTATTAACATAAGCCTCAGTAGACCAACGTCTCCCTGCCTTATCAATCAAAGCAGGAATGCCTTTCTGTGCCCATTTAGAAACAGTTTGTCTAAGTGCTTGTTGTGGTGTTATAACACCAGTAAGTACTTTGCCTACCGTTTGATTTAAAACATCAAGATAGACTAGTTGAGCCTGTTTAAGCATCGTTGTATTAACGAGATTAAAAGTCTCTAATGCTTGCCGCTCGTATGCATTCAGAATGCCAATTAAAGCGGTACTTGTTTGTGCTACAGAAGTAGCGGCTAATAAACCGAGTTGCACGGCTTTCTTATAAATGCCTTCGTGTTGTTCGACTGCAGTATATCCGGCTGTTTGTAGCATCGTATGCACTTCTTCAGCCGTTTTACCACTATGTCGAGCGATGGTATTGATTTGTTGTTGATTCAAAACACCTAATTTATTTAACTGAACCATTCTCCAGTGTTGATATTGCTCTGCGTTTTCAGCAGTTAGCAGCAATTCAATATCATTTTTAAGTATTTTTGCCATGTTTAAAAGCAACTCTTCTTCAATCGCGTTGTAAATATCAACTACGAATATAGAGAGCTGCAGTAATTTCTCAGGAGGTAATGCCATGATTACTCAGCTCCTGGATCATTATTTTTCTGTTGATTCCCTTCCAATCCGAAGAAATCAACATTTTCAGGAAGGGCCATTCTATTCTCTTCCGTTATTTCTTCTAACATTTGAGTCGCTTCTTCTTCAGAAACGCCGTGAATTTTCATAATCGCTTTTTTCTTAGTTGTCAAATTGTTGGTAACAAGTAAGATTTGCTTATTGATTTCAGCAGCCTGATCTTCTGCTATAGAGTCATCAAAGGTTACTGTGACTTCATATTCATCAGCGCTTTCAAATTCGTCATATAAAGAAGCAACTTCGATAACAATATCCACTAAGTCGCGAATACCATCCTCAATAATCGTTTCATGCGACTGTTTTGTTTTAAATGTCTTGGAGTTTTCGCTTACAACTTCTGTTGCTGTTTTAACTCCTTGACCATCAAAGCTAAATGCACCGGTAGAGAAGCCCGTCTGCATTGAATAGTAATTTAACAGCGCATTTATTGCCGCTTTATGTTCTTCAACGCGTAATTCAACAGATATATCTTTTATTTCCTGGTTTTCTTCGAACTTCATCGCTTCATATACTTCGTCCGATGCATCAAAGTAGCGTTGTTGTTGTCCAGAAATCGGATCCGTTACATATTTGATAGCAGAAGCAGGTACAATAATGCGTTTCTTACCTAAAACGAATTCCCTTTGGAAGCTATCGAATGCGATATCAAGAGATTTTAATACATCTAATGAGTTCGCATATATTGAGATCCCCAAAGGTGAATATAAGTCGAAATTGTTTGCTGTATTCGGTTTGAAATACACAAACATCGGCTTAGATAAGTCATCAATACGAACTTCTTCTTCCAAATCAGCGTACAGAATAGATAAAGAGACTTTAGTTCCTAATTCACCCTTATTTTTACTCTCATACAGCTCATTTTTAATGACATGCTGCGTACCTTCGATTAAATGCCATTCGAGCAGCGTATAATACTTGTCGCCTTTAGTGGATTCATTAATAAATACACCTTCAGTAACTTTATTGTTATCCCACGATACAGGGACAAAACAGTCTGCGGTGACATAAGAAAGTTTAATTCCATTATCCCAATACACTTTAATAACCATACCGCCAAGAGCTAACATGTATTCTAGATACCTCTGAAACTCTCTTGTAAAGTTATTATCATCTAAAACGTTCTTGATGTTATTGAATAGCGTTTCATCTGAGATATTAATAGAACATTTCTCATTGAAGATAAGAGAAGCCATTTCTTGAGATACGACTTTCGCCATATTCAATGAAGCCATACGGCGTGTTTTCTGTCCTTCAATCGTTTGGTATTTCAAATCATGCCACTCAGCGAAATGACCACTATAGATAGCTTTCCATATATCTATTTGCTTGTACGATTCCTCATCGATAGTTATCTTTCTGTTATCGGTAACTTTTTTCATACCTTTGATAAGTCCCATTTTCGTGAACAACCTCCTTACCGCATTGGCGATAGTTTTAAACATATTATCACCACCTTATTTTACATAGTTGTTATAGAAGTAATTATTACTATATTTTGCCTCATCTAAGGCGTGATTGTAAGCGTCTATCGGTTCTCCGTTATCTAAACGGACATACATCCCAATTTCTTTTAGGAAGTTATAATGGTCATACTCATCACACTCAACAAGTAAAAATTGCTCGTTAGTAATGGCGTTTTGAAGTCTCTCGATACCAACTTCTTTTCCCTTGCTTGAACCTTTTATATCACGAGCGTTGTTGTCTGCCCCGCTTGTTTGAATACCAATTAGGTGTAATTCTTCTCTTAAAGATTTACACGCTGGATCGACAAACACTTCAGTGTATTGCATTTCAAACTTCTTAACACACCATTCAACGAACTTCTTAATCTCTTTTGCGTAAGTGGACATTGCTTTGACTTGCCCTGTATCTTTCCCACTATGATAGTAGTTAGCCACACGCAGCAATCTGAATTTATCTTCATACCTAACAACGATATTACAACTGCATGAAGTAGCATCTGATTGACCACCATCAGCAGTGAAGTACATTTCGTATCTCTGACCACGAACAGCAGGAATGATGTTATCTTTCATGCTAAACATGGAGTAAATAACACCTTGTGGCATAACACGTTTACCATACCAATCTCGATCCAGTAAGTAAGGATTCTTTGAAAGGATTTCATGTATCTCCTGCTTCCTCTTCTCAGTAAGAATCGGATTATCATCAGGAGTCCAATGAGTCCAACGTGTATTTTGTACATCAAATACTTCTGATATAACTGGATGGTTAGGGGCGGGAGGATTTAAATCCGCTAAATGGTAACGGTCTTGCGCTGCGAATGTACGTCTGAAGCACTCTTGAATCATTCCCATATTAAGAAGGTTAATCTCACAAAATACTACACTACCAAGCGACATACCCGTTATAGCACCTACACTATTACTTTTTCCTGCTCCTTTATAATAGACACGCTTAATGCCATTCGGAGTGTGTATTTCAAGGTGAGAACCACGCTCGTCATGTTTAATATCCGCTAAGTTTCCAAATATGTTTTGTAATCCAGTGCCATCACCATCGATGAATAAACGGTGTGCTTGCTCCTGGTTATAAGCAACAATCAAATGATTCGTATCCCTTGTCCATGTCAAATAATCAGCATAGCGAAAGTGCCCTGCTGTTGTCTTCCCTGATCTAGGCGTCCCTTCAAGTACATCAAAGGTGTAATTATATGGCCGATAGATAACTTCTAATTGTTTAGGGGAAAACTTAATCGCTGTTTTGCTCATATTGTTTACGCCCTTCTATTAATGCATCGAGTAATGAAGTATCTTTCTTTTGACCTTTGAGTTTTGCTGCGCGTTCTTGTGCGAAGTCAGTATCCGCTTGTGTTTTCTCGATATTAGTCTTCATTTGAACTAACTTCAATCTTCGCTCATCATCTACATTAGCTAACTTATCAAAGCGTTCTATCATAGAAGATAATGTAGTCATGGCCCTTGCGTATGCAGTTAGTAAATTAGCTTGCTTATCCCATGCGAATTGAACAGTGTAAGATTCACCAGCTTCCGATTCACTAATAACCTCTCGTGACATATCATCTTTATCACGAACATGCATAATGCGCTGTGAATTGAGGATATTGAAGTATTGCAGCTGAATGGAATTAAACAACATATCTAATTCTGTATGATTTTGTATTTCATCAAGTAATTCCATTGCGTGTTGATCGTCGTTAGGAATTATCTTTCTGAACAATCCATGCGTTACAGCATTAGCGTTTTGTTTGGGAGCACCAAATCCAACAGCGTTCGAGTTTCCTTTCGGAGCTCCACCTTTATTACCAACTGCATTCTTATTGCCTATGGGTGCACCTGTTTTTACGGAACGTTCCGTATTATCCGGAGCGTTCTTTTCATTTTTACGGAACGTTCCATAAATTTTATCGTTCCACTTATCCTTGTTTTTCCACCCTCGAACTGTACCTTCTGAGATACCGAGGTCTTCGGCAATCTCAACAAGCGGCTTCTCGCCTTTACTTGCTTTATATATTTCAAATGCTTTGTCACGATCTGGGCTACGTTGCCTAGCCATATTCACCACCTCGCGGTAATCCCTTAATAGTTATTTAATTACTCTAATCATTAATGTTCCATTACAAGCAGGACAAGGATCATCTAATATCTCTCGGCCGCTAATTGTCCGTTGTGGTTCTAACACAGTCATTGATCTTCTATGTTCAATAACTGGTGGGTCGAAATGATTTATTTCTTTCCCTGTCCCTTCACAGTATGAACAAGTAATTACTTTTGTTGGAATTGCTGCCACATCTACCACCTCACGATAAACTCTATTAGTTTTTTTGTTTAAGCTTTTAGGAATTCGTCAATCGTCTTATCTAACACACTAATAAGCGTTTCCCTTGTTTGCTTCGGTGTCATATCATCACTTATTTCGTTATGCATAGCTACAGCCTTTTCTAGTTTCTGTGGATCAATGCGTTGTTTTGCTAACCCCACACCAATAACATTTATTAACTGACCGATAATAACTGTTTGTTCTTGTTTACTTAGTTTCATTTCTCTAACTCCTCCTTATGGTAATTCCTTTATAAAATAAAAAAGCAGCGGATTCGCTACTTAATAATTCATCGTTTAAATTGTTCGTGCGAATGTAAACTTTTACCCATTAGTTTACATTCAAAACATTGATTTCATTGAACTCATAGCGTTTTAGCTGTTTTAGCAAAAACCACTAACAAAAGTATACATTCAAAGTATTGATTTTAAAGGGATTGTGAAACCACCCTGCATTTTGTTAACTATCTCTATTTTTGTTCGTTGAGTTGTTTGTTTTGTTAGGATTACTTATCTAACAGATAATCCACCCATTCAACTTCTTTCTTCAATTCTTCATCGGACATATTCTCTAATCCTTTAAGAGTGTAATCTTCTCCAAACTCTTTTCCGCCTTCAATGACGAATCGAATCATTTCTTCTCTAGTCATCCCCATATAATCCACCCTGTTCCTAATCCGATTAAGAAGGGAATACATGACATCTTCAGTACATACCACTTATACTCCCAAAAGAACTCTAGTACGTCTCTTCCAGTTACTGGACCCCACATTCCCCTCACCCCTTATCATTCTTTAACGCTTTCAACTACTCCATTTCCTTCTTCACTGACTCATCTCACCAATCCGATATCCGAAGTAGATCACCAATAATGTAACAAGTGTACCTACAAGATATCCTGTAAGTCCTCCTAACCAAAACATCCCATCACTCCCTTCGCAAAATAAAATAAGACGCTGTACCGATCACGGCAGTGCCTAGGATAATTGCTATTGGTTTAATCACAACTTAAATCCAGATTTTTTCTTCTGTATTATTAATTCGTTGTATGATGTCTGAAGGTTTCACTTCACCGCATAATTCAATACCAACCTTAGGAAAATATTTGATTGGTTTACTTTTACCTGTAATTCTATTCATAACCGTTTCCAACTTCTCCAACGCAGCCACACATTCATTAGCGGCTTCCGTTACTTCCTTCATTTGTTTTAATGCTTCTGTCGTATCAGCATCTACTTTGATAGTAAGTTTGTTTTTAGCCATTATTATCAACCTTTCCATCAATATTATTTTTTTTAGCTTTAATCCATATACGGTCTGTATCTTGATTAATAGTAGAAATTAAATCACCTTTACTTACAGTCGTGGTAATACTAATACTTGATTTATTTTTGATGATAATACTTGAGTTGCTTTCCATTATTCTTCATCCTCCCTTTTTAGGTGTCCAATATGTACGAAATAAAAGAGCACCCACAATTGTTAGGTGCTCTGATATATAAAGTGGTGTCACCACATACTGTAATATATGCTTGTCCTATTCAAATCGTGCATAAAAAGAGAGCATCCACATTAGTAGATGCCCAAATGTGTAGGAGTTTTTAATGAGTATTGAATAGGACCTGAGAGAGGTTGTCCTACACTACAATATATGCTTGTCCATCTCAAAAGGTGCAATAAAAAAAGCACCCTTGTCCAGGCGCTAATAATACACATTGAGGTAACCAGCATGTTAGAAAAGACCTTTCTGTATCATTATATGATGTTCAATCCTAACTATACCTAATACACCCTTTAAAGATGCTTATTATGTAAATTCTATATAACAAAGAAAAAAGCACCCGTTATGGATGCTTTTGTTTATTTAGACTCTATTCTTTTATCAATCTCGCCAATTACTACTTCATTAATGGAATCAATCATATTAATTTGTGTAGTTACTTGATCGATTTTCTTATCTAACTCTCTTCGTTGTTTATCAAGACCATCAACCATAGCTGAAATCGCTTCTCTTCGCGCGCTTTTCTCTTCAACTAATCCTTGAGCTGATTGCAGACAACGTCTCTTTTCTACAACTAATTCTCTTTCATTCTTAAGCGATTCTAATTCCTCTACTTTATTGTCTTTAGAATCGATAAATTCTTGTTTCCATTTCGTTAAACCTTCCACAACCGAGTTTTCTGTGTGTACTGTCATTTTTTCATCCCCTTCGTTTGTTATATACAAATTATAACAAAATAAAGAAGATAATGACATTAATCACTATCTTCTTTCAAGGGGATGGGAGAAAAGAGAGATAACAAATGGCAAAAAAAGTATCTCTTCAAGAACAAGATTACTCTCATTCTTTTCTCGATCACCGCAATCATCATATAAGCTACACGCTTTGTGTCAGTGACCGAGAAAAGAGCGAAAGCTCTCCTTGTTTATACTCCGTAGAGTCGGAATGAATCGTTCCTCGAGTCAATCCATTCCTGTGTGATCAATCTGCGCTCAGTTGCGCCGGGGAGCAAGTCCCAAAGTATGAGATTCATAACCTCTTTCAACATACAGCGTACTATATGCTCAAAGAGAGCTATGGGAACTCTCCTATAGTAGATAGTAATCATTTTCAAGCACGGAACGAATACAAAATATAAATTTGTAAAAGAAGTTTCCGCTTCTTGCGTGAACAAACATGTGGAGGGGACAGAGGGGGAACTGCCTCATGTTTGCTCAAACAAAGAGCGGAAGCCCTCTGCCTAGTGAAGATTCGCAGTAATCACTAGAAAGTGTAATGCCGTTCAAATCGACGAAGATTTTGTTCTTGTACTACAGTTTTTGAAATGTGCGATTCATTCAATCATATGAACCATCACCCATTCCATTTTCAAATGTAGAAATCATAGACACGGCATCTAGTATTATATTTATTATCAACTTAGGGGACGACTCCCAAGCTGATTGATAAATACAATAGAAACAGTATGACGAATGCGAGTAGTATCACACCCGCCACACTGGAATATGTCTTCATTAATTGGTCTTTTCGTCTCATTACGGGTTCTTACCGCCTTGCCCGCCCCTTTTTTGATGCGGTATACGTTACCGTGACATTCTCGCGAAGAACGTTTCACTATAGGTGTACTAATCCTCTTCGATATGCGGTTGTCAAAGGGCTGTCCAAAGCTCTTTAATGAGCTTGTAAGATAATGATAATTCGAATCGTGCATTTGCTTATCCGCTCCTTTATCGTTAATTTATCCGCGTTTTATCCGTGTTTTTCACTCAAAACATTCTTCTATTGAACCAAATACTATATCACCCTGTTCATCTTGCAAAAATGATTTTATATCCTTTCTCAATGCTTCGTCGTCTACTAAATAATAGAGTTTAAGCATCTTATTTCTATAATCAAGAAACTTCCTTTCAAATAGCTCTGCCTTCTTCTCCTGTCTTTTTGCATAAGACTTTAACCTATCTGTATTCATTTCTCTTCCCTCCATTTATATAATTCTTAATGCCGTAGCAATTGCCATAATCGCATTTTTCTTCTGATAGTAATACCAATTGTTTTCTAACATCATTTGCGCTTTTATCGCCTTATCACTCATTAGACCATTATTTAGATACTTCCGTTCAATAATCTCTTTCTGCTCAGGATCTAAAGAATGTTCTAATGCTCTTTTAATCTGTAAGTACTTGTAATCGTTTATCTTCCTTGTATCACGCAATTCGGGGAATAACTGAATACTTTCCCTTTCGCACTCACTTTGGTTCTCCATACGTACAGCTAGGGCTTTATAATCACGCAATACCTTTACTACTGCTTTTTGTATTAATTTGTACTCCTTGTCGTCGATTTCTGGAAAGAATGATAATTGCTCCATCTGTAATCCCCCTATTGTAATTTTGTTGTTTTCACTTCCTATAAGGTATGTGAAATTTTACTCTCTATCTTCTGAATAAGGGAACGATGACTACAATACAGCCCCCACCACACTGTTAGTCATGGTTCCGCTATCCATTAAGCCTTTAATAATTTTCGAGTCTTGTTAGCCATCTTCTCTTTTGCTGCTTCAATGTTATTTGCTACTCTCTTATGGTCCTGATCAAATTGAATCATTCCATCAAACATAACTGGCGCTACTGCTTCATCTACATATTGTAAGTAATCAACTGGAGCTCGTTCCGTCTGATCTACTAAGTATCCATAAATATCGAAATCTGCTCTTGGTATAGACTTCTTCCCATTTGGTTGATGAGACATCCTTACATAAGATTGAATCACTGATGCTGGTACAAGAAACACTGTATGGTCCTTATTGAATTCTATAAGGAAGAAACACACCGCTCCCATTTTCTCCGCTTTCTCCAGATAATCTAATTGGTGCTGTGCAATGTTACTTAAATCGAATCGCGTGAGACTCTGTGTTGACTTCGCTTCAAATGCAACAGCTCGTCCTTTATACACGCCGTCATAATCCACTGTGCTTTTAGATTCGTAGAATCCATTTAACACTCGTCCACCTGCACTCTTTAACACCTTCACAGGAGTCGGACGCTTGTTTATAAGCGCCACTCCCTCACGTTGATACATTTCATTCGATAGATTGATAAGCTTCTCAAAATGCATTCCTCTGTTTCCTAAACCCATTGTTATTCCTCGCCTTCATTTAGTATGGTTTACTTCCTACATAATCTTCAGCAACTTCCCATTGTTTGAACCATTCTCTTGCATACTTCTGAAATACTTCACTATGCTCTTCTGGAGTATGAACCGTCCACTTATTGGTTTCTACAGTGAATTTATTCATGTTATCTGGTAACGGAAATCTCCAAGTCATACCCCAAGGACTTTCCCAATACCTTTGTCCGATTTTCCAGTTGTAAATCTCTCCATCTAACAGCAATACACTTGCATATACATCATGTGGATATGTATCTACCCAATGTGCCATTCTCCTAACCTCACTTTCTATTAAAAGGATTATTTTGTTCAGTTTTATTCCTTGTACTCCGTTTCAACTGCTTCAGCATATTCTATTTCTTTTTTTACTAAATCCTCTAAGAAATAAAATGCCGCTGCTTCACCTTCTTCTGCTCTTACATCCTCAAATTGTTCTCTTTGCTTATCCTCTAATTCATATTCAAACGTTACTTTTACTTTCATTTCCCTCTACCTCCCTGAATAAAACTCAATCTTTTGTCAATACTGTAGACAACATGATATTTCTCCAACCCCCAATTGGAGCTGGGCAGTTAGCTTTAGCTAACTGCTCTTTTATGCTAATTCTGAAGTAATTAGAACTGTTGTATTCTTTAATTTCATAAAATCTTCGGTTATTTCAACTAACGACGTTTCTTTATCTTCTTTCCTAATTGCTAGAACATACATTTCATGAGCATCTAATTTAAGTTTTTCTTTTGGCTCACCTTCTACTTTCACTTGTTCAACTGAATCACATGCAACTTCCTCTGCATACACTTCATAAGCCTTTTCTAACGTCTCCGCTGCAACTAACGCCCAATATTCATGTTTATCAAACTCAAAGTATTTCATATCCATTCTCCTTTTCCACAAAATGAAATTTTTATATTAATCTTCCTCAAGAACCGTAACAGTTAAGTAATTTCTTGCTCTCTTCCGCTTCGCTAACCTTCTCTGATAAGTTGGTGTTGTATAATATTTAACCGTTTCAGGAAGTACGCCCATATGTTGAGCGCATTCCTTTATGGTCCCGAGACATACGAATGATTCACCTTTATAAACGACGTACTCCTTTAAGTTCATTTTTCATTCCCCTTTTCTTATAAAATTCAAATTTGGTATTACTTTACTCCTGTTGATCCAAACCCACCTGCACCACGTTCGCTGTCTGATAACTCGTCCACTTCAACAAAATGAGCTGTTTCCACTGGTGCTATAACACCTTGAGCAAGTCTGTCACCCTTTTTAATTTCGTATTTAACATTCATGTATATTCCATTGTCATCATTGATACCTAATGTGATTGGATTTCCTGGATATGATGTGTTGCTGACTATAACTCCTACCTCGCCTCTAAAGCCACTATCCACCGTACCAAGAACCACTCTTAAAAACGTTTTTCGTGAAATTCCGCTCCGGGGTCTCACTTGAAGCTCATATCCTGGTGGAATTTCGAAAGCAAATCCTGTAGGTATAACCTTTGTTTCCCCTGGTTCAATAGTTACATCTTCTGCCGCTACCAGATCGAAACCAGAATCAAATTCCCGTGCATACTTTGGTAACTCCACATCTTTCACTCGCTTAATCTTTACTCTTAATTTCATTCCATCCTGCTCCTTATAAGTAACTTTTCAATTTCTCTTTCTGTTTCTTCAACACTTCCAATGAAAGCTTCGTCTTCCGTTTCTCGTTATCTAATCCCACTAAGTGATATTCCATTTTGCGAATCTCACTCTCTACTGATTCAATTTCACCTTCCACTTGTATTTTGGTTTCTTTCTTCATACAAACACCCCTTTATAGTCCTAATTCGTTCATGATCTTTCCTTCTTCGAATCCTCTCACGATATTGCCGTTTTCAAATTTAAAAGCTGGTAAACTCATTATTCCTAAATCATCAGCTTCATTTTTATAATCAATATCTTTATCAATGTTTCTTTCTTCTAACTCAATCTCTACTGGTGCAAATCCTAGAAAGTGCTTTGCGCGTTTGCAATTCGGGCATTCATTTTTCGTAAACATAATAATCTTAGTTGCCATTTCGTTCATTCTCCTTTGATTCCGCTAATAATTGAGTTACTTCATAAGTTCCATGCTCTGTATATTTCATTGTTCTTCCTCCTTGTATTTAGCTAAGATACTTTCTAATACAATCGCCGTTCCCTCATTTGCAAGCCATTGGCCACGATGAAATCCAGCAAGCCCTATATCCTTGTTATCGTATGCTTCATCTGCTTTCTTTCTGTTCTCTACTGCTGATTGCTGCAAATGATTGATATATTCATTAATTGCTTCTCTCATTCTCCTCATCCCCTCTTTTCTTCTTAATCGAGATTCTTAATGTTTCAGTGTCATAACCCCGCTTATCTAACTCTTTAACTAAGTCCTGGAACTCATCTTTCCTAATAACATCATGTATTAACCATCCATCACATTTTCGCGGATAATGAATCATCCAATCATTCTCACGTTTGCTCCAAGTAACTCCAAGTGTAGTTGATATATCAAACCCTCTTACCAATCTCCTCATCTCCACTCAGAATCGGATATTCTCCAATACCTCCACAATTATCACAAACAGCATCATACCCGGTTCCATATCCACTAAATCCGCTTCCCACACACACTTCACATTCAACTGTTTGTTTCATTCTCCCCATCTCCTTTTAGTAATTCGAATAGCTCCTGCTCACTCATTTCATAAAGCTGACGTCCTGTATCTTCTTCCTTGTAGATCCCTTTATGTAGTAGAACGTCGATGTAAATTTGTTTCCTGTCCATGTTTCCTAATGCATTCCCTTCACATATTCCTCTTTCAACTCACGTACTAACAATATGAGTCTCATTTTATTAAGTGTCTTCGTGTCTTTCCCCACCTGCCGCGCATATGCATCGCCTTGCATCGTCACTCGATTGACTACAATGCACTCACCTGTTTGTTTATGAGTCCAGAACCCGTTTAGATACTCTTTTGTCATGGATTGTCCTCCTAGCTGATTTGTTTCTTCTTAGTGCTACCTCGCTTATCTTTTGGTTTGGTAGCAGCTATATAAGGATTCATTCCTCTCTCAACCCTTTTATAGAAGCAGATATCACTAATCCCATGTTCTGTAGCTATCTCAAGAAACACAGTGTGACCTTTTGGTTTCATTGCAGCATCACGACGAGACATCCCTTTTCTTAATCTGCTGTAATAAGTCGATTTACTAATCCCATTACTTTCAGCGATTGCTAACATCCGTTCGTGGCTATACTTACCACCAATGTTTCTCTTTTTAACTGGTTCCGTTATAGCACGTTCAACACTCCAACCATACACATGAACTCGTTGATACACATTTGCTTTGCTAATGTCATTTTCAATCGCTTTATCATAATCCTCGAAAGTAATTACCTCTTTGTATTTCATGACGCTTCCCCTTTCTTCGTTCTATTACCCTTACTTGCTTTTAATGTCGCTGCCGTTTTCATGTCCCATTTCAGAACTAAAACTCTTGACTGTAATGTGTTTTTAGCAATGCCATTCTTTTCAGCTAATACATATATTTCATCTGGAATCTTTGATCTTAATCTTCTTGATTTTTCCCATGCGTCTTCTCTTGTCATAATAGGAGTAGTAGCTGCTTCCTGTAAGCTCCACTTATACACGTTCACACGATTATAAAATGTAGGGTATTTGATACCGTTTTTCTCTGCTAAATCAACATACTTTTTATGTTTTCTCTTAAATGAGTTTGCAATAGGTTCAGTCGTCGCTTTTGTTAGATCCCAACCCATAGCTAACCTTTGATCTACATTATGTCTGCTAATTCCGTTCTTCTCAGCGATTTCATATTCTTCCCAGGTTGCGACTTTTTTGTAATTCATAGTCATCCCCATTTCTTAGCTCACTCCTTTTTGCCTGCGATTTGAATAGTGTCTTGTAGGAGTATTAGCAGCTTCCTCCAACGACCAATTTAAAATTTTTACCCGCGATACGAATGTTTTATATGGGATCCCATTCATTTCTGCAATTTCTGCAAATCCTTTATATCCCGGTCTATCTCGTTTTGACATTAAAGGCTTCGTAATAGCTTGTTCAATCGTCCATCCTAAATACCGAACTCTTATATCTACGTTCCTTCTAGGTACTCCGTTTTTCTTCGCAAATTCATAATCGTTCCACGTTGGTACTGGCGGATAATATTCCATCTTCATTCCCCTCCTAATCAAGATTCATTATTTCCTCTAACGACCTATCCGAAATATAAGTATTAATAACTTGTATCTGTCCGTATTTTTCTTTAGCCATTCCTACGGCTTCCCTCTCTGACTTCGCTTCAAACCATCGGAGCTTCCATTTCTCGTCCTTGTCATAAAACTCTATTGAGTACGTTATGACGCTTGTATCACGTTGTAAGAACCGATCCGCCGTACTCTTTGCTGAGTAATCAAAACTTCCCACTACATCCTCAAGTGTTAGCTGCTTCATGCCCCTATTCCGACTTTCTCTTGTATCTGCATTTGATAAGCCGTTTCTAACCGTTCCATTACTTTCTGGCGTCTTCTATCCACTTCTTCAGGTGTAACGTTTGCTGCCTCGCAAATACATGGTGCGAATTGATAGCATCCGTTCCCCTGGTCGTTCCTGATTACTCCCGTTCCTTCACATGCACACATCTTATATCCCCCTTAATATTTTTAAACAGCAGCTTCTTCTTTCTGTTCAACTTCCTTATTTAGCTCTTGTCCCATTTTCATTAACAAGTCCCAAAAGTGATAGTAGTCACCATGGTTTGCATATCCCGCACTGTGTGTATATGTTCTTGGCTCCACAAGGTTGTGTCTTTGATATTTGATATACCTTTTCGCTTCTTCTAGAATGAAGAACATAGCGACATCTTCGTAATACTTTGTTCTCCATGACATGCCTGTTAATTGAACGCCATAACACTTAAAGTAATCTTCGAAACTATCGATATCATGCTCTTCACCGTCAACTCCAGTGATTTCTTTCCATCTAAGATCTTCAAAAGGTTTAATTTCAATAGGGCATTCTTCTTCGCCACGTCCGTCATACCAATCTTCAATTGCTTCAACTTCAGTTTTATACCACCACTCATACGCATCATCGGTACAAAATACTAAATCTTCATCGTCGTAGTAATCAGTGAGATCTTCACTGTACGGTATATAGTTATATCGTTTGGTTTGCACTGTATGGAATGGTTTGTAAGTACACACATTGTCTTCTGCGCCTTCGTATTGTTTTTCACTAAATAATTTTAAGAACTCAACCTGTTTTTCTGTTAATTCAACCGTCACCTTTGCCATCTCTTATTCCCCCTTAGAATGGTAATGCTTTTCTTCTGAAATCCTTTGTATCTTTGAAAACAATCGCTCTAAAGTTATTGAAGATACGTGATACAATCCGTTCGTCATATGCGCCTTCTAAACGCTCTCCTGTAAGGTTTGTAGTAAAGATAGTAGATTTACCTTGCCTTCCATCGAAAACATCGAATAACACCCTATTAATGAAGTTTGTTGCTTTTGTATTTGCATCTAATGCACCTAACTCTGCTCCTAAATCATCAACTACTAAAACATCTGCTCTGACTAAACTTCGAATGATTGAATCCTCAGTTAAGGAGGAATCTTTGTTAAACGTGCTTTTAATCTTCCGTAGCAATTCACCAACTGTGACGAAGACAACTGATATCCCCGCTCCTGCAAGCTGATCTGCGATTGCATAAGCAAGATGCGTTTTACCTGCTCCACAATTCCCGGCCATAATCGTATTGAACACCTTCTCATTGAGATAATCCGTTGCGATGACCTTTGCGATTCCAAGGTTCTTCGCTCCTTCCTCGCTAGTAGGTTGGTAGTTATCAAAGTTCGCTTTCTTAATGTTGCTATCTGCGATCATGCTTTGTTGATGGAACATGAATTTCTTTTCATTTGCTTTATCTGCATCGTATTTTGCTTGTTCTTGTTGTTGAAGTTTCTTGCTTTCGTTTTCAAGGAAGCATCGAGGGCATACAACTTGTCCACCGAACTTCATCTTATTCATGTCATGCGTATCACAAACATCAGAATCCATAGTCATATTCACCTTTTTGGCTATATCGGTTGGTATTGCCAGTGCTGCTCTCTGCATTGTTCTTCGCTCCTTTATTTCGTTGGTATTCAGCTTCTAATGCTTCCACATCAGTTAAAGTCTTAATGTTTTTGTTAGCCCACTGTTTTAAGATGCCTTCAGCGTAATTCCATTTCTTCTGTTGTTTTAATGCGCGTTCCATAGCTGCAATAACAAGTTCTTCACTTGTATCTTTAATCCACTGGTCTATGCCATCTGCCATGAATGGATTTAAAACGCCGATGTTACTTTCATAGAATGAGAAGGGATTCTTACTACTACTACTTATAGTTAAATTAGTATTGTTAAGATTAGTATTGTTAGGGTTCACCTGGTGAACTCCCCCCGGTTCATCTCCTGAACCCCCCCCGTTCATTTGGTGAACTCCCCCGTTCAAATTGTGAACGTCATTTATGTAATAAACGTTGGACATATCACCTTGTTCTTTAGATGAACGTTTCTCTTTTGTTACGTAACCTATCTCAATTAGAGTATTTAATGCTTTAATTACTGTGTTCTTTGACATACCTACTTTCTTGCCGATTGTTGGTAATGAAGGAAAGCAACTCCCTGTTTCTTGGTTGAGATGTCTGCAAAGTACCATATATACAGCCATTTCTTTATGTGTAAGCCTTACATCATCCGCTACCTCGTTATCTATCATGAAAAATCCACGTCTTCTTCTATCTACTAAAGTCATTTAATTCACCTTCTTCATCCAACATTCGTAGCTGACATTATCCACGTAGCCGATTGTTCTAAATTCATGTTTCCCTTGAAAACTTCTGCCGCTTTGTTCATAAAATTTACCGTTCTTATATACTGGTTTAATTGGTGTTAAGAAATCAAAACCTCGCTCAATTAAATCGTTTGTAGCTATTAACATTTCCTTTTGCGTTTGTCTTCTCACAGGTATCTTAAACATCATGCATTCTCCCTTTCACATATCGCTATACCATCTTTAACACTAGATATTTTGTAACCCGGATAACGATCAGGAGTGATGTACTCAATCGCCTTAGCTTTCGCTTCTTTTTCATTTTTTGCGCCCTTCCATACCCATGAAGGAAGGACGACTTTTGTTTCTGTTTTATCTAACATGGTTTCATCTCCTTATTAAGCTGATTGTTGTGCTGCTTGGAACATCATATTTATTGCTGTTTTTATTCTGTCATCCGCTTTATTGTTTTTAACTATCCATTCAAGGTAGCCTTTGTTTTCTTTGAAGATTTCTCGTAACGTCTTCCCTTCATACTTACCAAACGAAAGGATGATTTCTGAACCCTCAGTAGCATTGGCTGGCAATGGAAGATTTTCTCTTTGTTTGTTATTCGGTTTAGTTTGATTGCTATAATTATTGTTTGATTGTTTTGGTGCAGGTTCTTTAGCGTCTGCATCATCCTCATCAGTTGGGACACCGAAAAATTTAAGTAGAAAATATCGTTCTGAATATGTCAGTGCTGAACCATACGCTTTCGAAATGTCATCTTGTTGTCCGAAAAACTTCCATGGTATCGTTTCTCTCTCTTCTGGCTTCTCTGCATTGATCCACTCGTAAAACCCGTCTCCTTCAATCACAAAATCTGTTGTATCCTTACCTTTTTTACTTTTATAGCTGTACTGCCATGTTTTATGCTCACCCATCTTTGGCATGAGAATAACTTGTAATTCGTCCATATTATTTTTGATTTTATGGAGAATTTGAGATCCTGTTACGTAATCGTATCCATAACTTTTCCCGTTCTTAACAAACACATCTATATCTTTTCTAATTGCAACTAGCTTTTGCCAGAGGTTCATTATTCGCCATCTCCTCTATTGAACTTTTTCAAAACAGCAATCGCATCTTCTATTTCAAAGACCTTACTTTCTGTTTCTTGAATGTTTTCAATTACAATTGGTCTCTTTTCTTCTAATCTATCTAACTCTCGTTTGTATTCACTTAATCTCCTTTGTTCTACAGATAACGACTTTTCCAACTCTTCAATTCCTGCGTTCAAAACGGATACACTTCCTCTTCTTCGACCTTTTGACTAGCCTTATACATTTCTTCTAGTACCTGTAATCCGTGCTTGTACGCTAAAATCATTAAATGTGAATGAGGATCATTATTTTGTTTGTTATGTTCAATCAATCTATTAAAAATTCGTTTTTCTAACTCGAATTTTTCATGTATGCTCATCTTACTCACCTGCCACTTTCTTAACAGAATGATCTTCAACAAATTGTTTGATACATTCAGCTTCTGCATGAATTGGATCTCCATTGCAATCGAGATATCCTTCACCGTAATAGATTTCCCCACCACAACCTTGGCAGTAATCCATAAAATCTCTTGCTGATGAATCGTGATGATTACCGATTAATACTGGGTTTTCAATCATATCTTTCACCCCATCCGATTTCTTTTCCACAATCAACACAATAGTCATACTCTGGTTGCATAACCGCTTCGCCTGGGATGTATCCGTAACATGTATCTATATTTTTGTGTTTACATTTAGCTTGTTTTTCTTTCTTTTTCTGTTCTAAAACCACTGAACAATATTGATCTTCATGGATTTTCGCACCATGTTTTGTAAGAAGACGTTTTCCACAGTGATCACATTGAAACAATGTCTGGTTTGTTAAAACTTTCATCTTCATTCCTCCTTGTTTTTAGGAGAAAACATTTGGTATAATGTAAGTAAGCTTTTTACATTTGTTTTCTCCAAACCAGTACAGGGGTGTGCTGGTTTTTTATTTTGTTTTGATGCTTTGCGCATCGAAATATCCGGGAACCTTTTTATTAGGTGGGGGATACCGTTAAATTCCCGAATATTTCGACAAGCAAAGGCTTGTCTATTTTTGTAAAATTATGGTATCATTAACTTATAAAGTTGAACTATCAACTTTACCCTTATTAAATGAGCCTTGAGCCTTCACAACTCAAGGCTCGTCCCTTTTATCTAGAGTGATATACTTGTATGTTTCCTCGATCTTATCTGCGCTGTTATGTACCTCTCTAGTTCTTAAATCCTTTATGATCCATAAGATTTTCTCTCGTTCGTATTCATCTCGTTGCTCTTTTGTCATCACTTCACATCCTTCGTCCACCGTTTGATAGGCTTGTCCAACAAAACTACTAGTGATATTAAGCTGCATATCGTTAACGCCAGGATGAAAAGTGATATTGGATTGTCGTACATTTACATCGCCTCCTTACCAAGAAACTTGTTAATGAAGTAAAACTGACCTTTCCCTGTAACTTTTGGCGTGAACTTCGTTTCGAATTCGCCTTTACTATTTGTTCTTACGTATTCTTGTGATTCAAACAATCCTAAATCCATTGAATACTGTGTTGGTGTGTTGTACAGACTTCCTTTTTTCTTGCAAAGGTATCCATTTTCTCTCAACCATTCGAACAATCTGTTTTGACCTGTATCAATTCCTTTTTGCCTCATTAGATTTGCTAATTGCTTTACACTGATTAAGTTCGTTGACACTTGCACTGCTTCAGCGAATGTTACAAGTGGTTGTTGCTGCAATACTTTTCGTTCAGCTTCAAGGCGTTTTGCTTGTTCTTCTTTTAAGTTGGTAAGAAGTCCAATCATGAAGTCTGGGTTAGTTACCGCTTGTTCGAGAGCTTGATCTGTCATGTATGCTCCGTGTTTTCTAATAGAAGGAAGCACTTCACTTGTTACCCACTTTTTAAATGCTTTCGCCTGTGGTTTGCGGCTTCTTAGTATCAGTGAGTAAAGTCCGCTTTCGTTGATTGCGTTCACTTCTTGCTTTCCTCCAAGGGTGTCCACTAATAACGACCCCCTTTCATCTTCATCTAAACGAGAGTAAGCATCTCTTTGTTTATTGATTCCTAAGATGTTGCACACATCGCTAGCTACAAACCATGTATCTTCACCTTGTACCGCTGTTCTAACTTGGCCGAACTCTTTATTGTTGAAAACTTGTAATTGATTCATTTTCCTTCCTCCCTACCCGATAAGTTTTGTATCTTTGATACATTTTGTATCATCAAAGTCATTAAAAATGTCTGGGAACAAATCTGTTACCCTGACACCGAAAAAGCTTTGATATTTCTTCATTGTCTTGACACTAGGGTTCCTTTCACCCTTTTCTATCTTACGAACAAACACTGCTGATAAATTTAAAGCAACAGCTAATTCTTCTTGTGTTAAATTCCTTGCTGTGCGTTCGTTTATAACTCTTTTCCTCATTTCATCACCTACCGTTTGATACGTTTTGTATCGTTAACTGTAGTATATCTGATACATTATGTATCGTCAACCCTTTTTGATACATTTTATATCTTTTTTACGAAAAGACTTTAAAGTGATACAATTTGTATCTATAATGTAGTTATAATATTATTTATTGACACGGTGCGAGAGGGGATTATATAAAATGACATTCGGAGAAAAGTTAAAAGAGTTGAGAGGTAGCAGGACCCAGGAAGAGGTTGCTAAGGGGATCGAAATCTCTAGAGCTAGATATTCTCACTTTGAAAACGATCGTAATGAACCGGACTTACAACTAATACAGAAGATAGCTGATTATCATAAAGTTACTACAGATTACTTATTAGGACGTTCTGAAGATTCTCGTTTAACAAAAGAAGAAGATGATAAAGCAACTGAAATGGCTAAAAAACTTGAAAGGTTAATCGCGGAATTAGGCGATGCAGATCAAGACAAAGCTTTTGAACACTTAGAAATGTTTGTTCAGTACCAAAAAGCAAAAAAATAATAGTATATAAACAAAAAGACTACCAATATCGGTAAGTCTTTTTTCTTTTTTCTCTATTCTTCTTTATATGTACTTAATGTAGCTGTTTTTAGTAATTCCTCTACATCATCGTTACCGCTTTTTAATAACCATTCAATTGCCGCCTGTTTTAATAATTGCTCTTTTGTCATCATAAGTCCCCCTGTATCCTAATAATTTATATACCATTCACAAAGTGGAAAGTTTTTGTCGTTTCTGTCAAAATGTTTCCACTCCCTATAAAGCAGAAATGACAGTGTCAAATTCGACACTGTCATTTTATATATATTTATTAACCGCCACCAGGGCCTGGATCAACCATATACTTCGATATTTGTGTTTTGTTAGCTTCTCGATCTGTAAATTGGAAAGCTGTCACAGAAAGACACGCTACAGCAGCGATAGATAAAATCGCTTTGATAAGCTTTGTTTTCAAGTGTTTCACCACCTTTTATATATGCCTCAATTATAACATTTCAGGGCTTCTTTTGGTAGGAAAATATAGAAAAAATCGCCTGATTTAGAAAAGCTTTCTATAGCCATTTCTAGATACTTCTTCCCTTCTTCTCCTCCAACCGCGAGGCCCATATAGTACAATTGAAAACTACTAAGATACCCGTTTTTATTTAGTAAAGTTTGTAAAATTTTGATTGCCTTTTCATTTTCACCTAACTTTACATACAAAAACGCTTTTTCAGCTTCATCAAGTTCTTCAGGGTCTATGGTATGTAAATCTTTCTCGTGATGTATTCTTAAAAACAAAAGAGTATTTAAAACTTTTTCTCTTCTTATTTCTAACTTCCTATTCACCGGATTACCGATAATTTCTAATGATTTCTCCATATATTCTTTCGCTCTTTGATAATCAGAAAAAACATAGCTTTCCCCAGCTTTACAGTATGCAACTGCTTTTGTGCTAACATAACAATTCGTTTCATCATTAACTATTTCAAAACATAATTTACGAGCTTTATCTAAATTATTTTCGTGTAATTCCACGAAAACATTCATTTCTTTTATTCTTAATAAAAATGAATCCCTTAAGGTATGGCATTTGATTTTTAGAATGTCAGGTAATAATTGCTGGATATATTCATTAACCATCTTGTAATTCCCTAAATCAAAAAAAGAGTATATTGTATTTAAGACTGATAATATTACCAACTCATTATCTGTATACTTTTGCTTTTTTCTCATTTTATCAACTTTCTCAAAGAACATCTTAGGAGTAATTGTATTTTCGCTTCTTTCTCGCAAAGTTTTGTATAACGGAACCAAGTTTAAGTTTATCCGTACAGTTTTCGAATTCCCTTTTTTCTTTTCTTTTTCGTCTTTCTTGTTTGTAAGACTTGTTATCTGTTGCATTACCACATCTTGAATCTCATACTCTCCGAACATATCTAACACTTCAAGAGCTAGTTTTAAGTTTTTATGAGATAAATGAGGTATCATCTTTTTTATCCATTTTCTACGAAATTCTACATCATTCGGCTTGTATAATCTCAGCGCATCTACAAAATGCATGAAATCAAATTTACCATTTGTATTGAAATAACCATTCACCGTAGTATGTGTCACATCAAAGCGTTTAGCTAGTTTTCTGTTAGTGTAACCGTTTGATTTTAAATTTTCATTCATATTAGTTAATAATTCTTGCACAACATTTGTCCCCCTTTGGACAAAAAAAGACACGTAAACCCCAGTTTATTACATATAAAGGAAAACGTGTCACTATCACTCTAAGTTGTGTTATAATAGGTATGTACAAGATCCGCGACAATGTTCCCTAGGTTGGTTAGGGGGCAGTGTAAGAGTGCGTCCAACACTACTTACACCGTGGGTCTTTTCTTTTGCGTCCGTTTTTTTGTTATTTTCATAATACCACAAATTTCCCAATATTCAGTCCTACGATTATCAGACAATTATTGAGAAAGTTTGAGAAACGTTATATATCAACGTTTCTCGTGTTTTACGGAATTAAATATGCAATTATACATTTTTCTTATTTCAAGAACCCATATGCATATTTTACCACACAATCGAACTTTTGTTCTATTTTTATTTATATTTTAGTTGTTTTATGACTATCATAATAATAACGGTTAGTAAAACAACTTATTGTAGTAGTATGATATTTTAATATCTATACTCTAATTACTATGATACTTTTTAGCGAAACTTTAAAACAGTTAAGAAAATCTCGTGATTTGACCCAAATGCAATTAGCTGAACAGCTTAATTTGAGTCAAAGCCAAATCAAAAATTGGGAAACTGGCAGGTTTCAACCAGATCTCGAGACACTAGCTAATATCGCCTCCTTTTTCAATGTATCGTTAGACGTTCTTTGTGGCTTTTCTAATGAATTTAAAGACGAGTATATACAAGAAGTCCTTTCTGAATTCCAATCGACATATGGGGTGTTAAATGAAGCTCAGAGGGAACGTTTTTGTAGGCAAGTCTTATTGTTCATCAAAATGATTAAAGACAACAAAGATACGTTCTGATTTGATTCCATTGTAGGGGAAAAGTTTTCCAATGAATAGTGGTAAAATTTGACATAATTTGACCATTCTTACCATCGAGGGCTTCGGCTCTCTTTTTTATTTCCTTCGACAAAATACGACAAGATAGTCGTAACCAGATTTGTTATGCTTGGGTAAGAAATCTTACATTTGGGTACTGGAGGAAACAGAATAATGAGCAAAAAGCTATTAACAACCTTAACATGTAGTGCTTTACTTATGGGATTAACGGCGTGTGGATCTAACGATAAAGCAAGCACTTCTTCTAATGATTCGAAACCAAAACAAGAGGCGAAAAAGAAAGAAGAGCCAGTTACTACAACTTCATTAATTAACGAATTTAAGAAGGCAGGATTAGAAGCTGAAAATGCTACAGATCTACCACAAAAAGAGTTTGGGAACATGCGTAAAGATGGCAAACGTATCCTTACACCAAAATTAGGTGACGATAAAGGCGGCCGTGTATTCGAGTTTAGTAAAAAAGAAGATTTGGAGAAAGCGAAGAAATACTATGATGAGTTAAGTAACTCAAATCAAATGTTATTCTCACATACATACGCTAAAGGGAATTTCCTTGTACAAATGAACGGTGATATGAAAGATGAAGAGTTTAATAAGTATAAAGAAGTTATGGATAAAATAGTGAAATGAGTAATGGCACTCTAATGAGTGCTTTTATTTATAGATATAACAAGAAGGAGATTAATCAATGAACTGGATGCTATTTACTATTTCTAATGAGCCAATTAAAGAATCACTAGACAAACTGCAAACTAAAGTTGAATCCTTAGAAACTGTAAAAGAGGTTCAAGATAAAATTATTTCTGCGAAAGATAGCCAAATTTCATTTTTAAATGATCAAATAGCTAATATATGGACGCCTATCACAATAGTGGCTGGGCTTATTGCGCTGGTTATCAGTTACGTTGCATGGGTAAATAAAAGAGCCGACCAAAAAATCAAACAAGGAGAAGAACAATTAAACTTAGCGCAAGAAAAAATAGATCAAGCCGAAAACAAAATACAACAAGCAAACACTATTACAACTATTGCTCAAGAAAAATTAGCTGAATTAGAAGAAAAACAAAAACTACTAGAAGAGCAAGCAAATGCGATAGATACTAAACAAAAACTTGATATGAAATTCAACTATATAAAAAAAGACTTAGAATTTCTTTATAAACGTCAAGAAACAGATCGTCGTTTTTGTTTGCCTGACCAAAAAGAAGAATTTAATGATTTTACTTATAAAACTGGTGAACTAGAGGCGAAATATATATCATTATTTTCAAATTTAAGTAACAAAATTTTTAGGGATATTGAAATAACCGACGATGATATCCAACAAGTTGAGAAGTTAACAATTGATGTACAAGAATTTATGAATGACTATATTTCTTTTTACTTAAATCTTAGATTACGTAGAGACGAAAACTAAAATAGCCCATGAAATAGGGATTCATGCGCAAGAAAATAATCATTTAGGTAACTTAACCATAACATGAAAGATCCTATATAGGGTGCTTTTTATTTTCTCAATAAACAATATAGATAAATATGGTAAAATGGTAAGTGGATGGGAATTCAATTTATATTATTAAAAGTAGAGTGGTTTAAGTCGGAGAAAGGCACCTTAGGGTGTCTTTTCTTTATGAAAAAAATAGCCCACCTATTTCTGTAGGTCGGCTATTTTTGATTTTGCACTTACGCACGATTAAATTATACCAAGAGCCATTAACCCTTATTAAGTTTACTAACAATTGAATAAATCATATTTAAAATAAATAAAACTAAAAATAAAATAAAGACAAAATTCGAATTCATTTTATTAAAGAACCATTTCTTATCTTTTTTGATAGAACGAATAATCGTACCTCCAACTATCCGACTCTTTATTGAAATTTTATCATATTTAGACACTAATAATTTTATTGTTAAACCTTCTCCCGGATTTAATAATATAGGTTTAAATCCAAGCTGTTTTCCGTATTCCTGATTATATAAATCACATTGAATATCTGATGGGGTTGTCAAATATATTTCAGCATCAAATACTTTAGAATTTCTATAACCATCTGTAAACTTAATAAGAATATCTTTCTCAAAATCATCTTTCTTAATTGCCTCATTACCACTATTAAATATTTTTAAAACAACTAAATATAAATCCTCTCTTATCTCTTGATCATCAACATGAATTCTCACTTTATTATGTATTTTTTTTATTAAAGGCGTTGAAGAAACCTCCTGATACGACAATTCTTTTTTCTTTTTATTTTTAAAATAAATATAAATAGTTAATCCAATACTTATAAGCGTTAACAACGGAGCGTTTTGTCTTAAAAATTCTATAAATCCACTCAACTTTATCCCTCATTTCTAAAAAATAATAAATATAAAAAATTTCACGTACTATATCTGATTGATAAAATAAAATTCAAAAATCATTAATCATTTATCCTCTTCTAACCAATTGTAAAAAGGAACTTTGCCAGTATAAGCCGTAGGCTTCTCAGTTTCCTTTACATTACGTATTACCTCTTTAGCCTTATCTTTTACTCTACGGAGTTCTAACTCTTCTATTTTGGCATTTAAAGACGTTACAAGGTAATCTCTAAAACTTGTTTTTATTTTCCCTTGATTGTGCTTGTCCATAACTTTACGAACTACAGAATCAAAGGATCTTTTTGCAAGTTCGTTTTTCGTTACTTCACGTAAACCTTCGATAATGTTATGTAATTCTTCTTCGGTGTATGTTAGATGAACGGAGTTCGCCTTATCATCATCTATATCTTTTATATTATTTATATTTGTTATTTGTATATTGTTATTTGTAGGGTGACAATTTTGTCCTGTCCGTCGTTCTGGTGGTGACAATTTTGTCACTACGTTCGTTTCGGGATTTATCGCAACTTTTTCGGGTTCGTTTTTTCGAGAAGTTATGTTTTCGGTAGTGTCAGATTTGTCACTACGTTCGTTTCGCTGTTTTTTACGAACTACGACGAATTGTTCGTCTTCTTTTTTTGTAAATAATTCACGAATCTTATTTAAACAAGGTGACAAGTCGTATATATTTTTTGTTTTCATATTCTTTTTGTTGTATCTGTTGTATGTAATAATTGCCCCTTTGATTTCTAATCCTTCTAAATACCTAATTACAGTTCTTTTTGTTGTATTCAGATCGCTAGCAAGTTTTTCTTGTCCTGGAAAGCATTTATTTTTATCTGCTCCAGCATAACTGAAAAGCATAGTCAAACAAGCAAATTCTCCAGGACTCAATTCAAATACTTTCATGGCATTACGCATCACATAATTGTAAGCGACGAAGTATCCTCCTTTTTCTAAAGGTTCTCCTGTAGTCACTTCATTCATGTTGTTCTCAGTATCTATCACTTTACTAATCCTCCTCGAGGACAAAAGAAAAAAGGCCTGTTTCCTAAATTAGATTATAGGAAACTAAGCCTCTTGCATTTTTGTTTTAAAAAATGTACACTAATGGTAACAATTTAAAAACAAGTAGCTACAAGAAGCTGCTTCTGGGTAGAGAGGGCATTCCAAAACTTTGGTCGGTTGGGGAATGTCTTTTCTTTTGTCGATATTTTATATTTATTGTAATACAAGTTACATAGAGTTACAAGGCGGTGAAGATAAGCACGAAGCTTGTCTTCTTTTTTTTGTTAGCTGAAGAACTTTGACGAAGACAAGGATTCTCCTTCCACCATCACGAATGCTATAACACGAGGTGATGGTGTTATGACAGATAAAACAGACAGCTCTCAATCTGTATATATCAGCAAAGACGTAGCGACGATGCTTAAAATCCAAGAGTCTACTTTGAGGAAGTACTGTATCATGCTCGAGGAACACGGATACCACTTTCATAAGAATGAGCACGGCCATCGTGGATTCCTAGATAACGATGTTATAACGCTTCGTAAGTTAATCGAAATTAAATCACACCCTGATATGACATTAAAACAGGCTTGTAGCGCAATAATGACATGGGTTAAAGAAAAAGATATGTCAGTGGTTGATACGAATGTTATAACGGAAAATGAGCAACATAACGAGCAATACAACGAGCTAAAAGAGATGATTCAACAACAGAATGACTTATTAAAGCAAATGGCGAAGAAACTAGATGATCAGCAGCGGTATATTGATGAGAGATTAGAAAAACGAGATCAATTACTGATGCAGACAATTAGAGAATCACAGGAGCAAAAAGCACTTTTAGAAACAGCAGCAACAAATAAGAAACCTTGGTGGAGATTCTGGTGAAGAGTCTCCATTTTAATTTATCAAAATATATAACAGTTATATAAGCGTAATTTAATTATTAATAATTTGTTGTAGTTATATCAATTTTAAGTTAGAATGAGCCTATAAATACATAACTATTATATAACTGATGAATAAGTATTAATTATTTTCTAGGGGGAAATAAAATGACGAAAGTATTTGCAATTGATCATGGGAATGGCGCTGTTAAAATGCGTACAGATGTGTTTAAAAAGACACTTCCATCTATTTACTCATTTGCTTCTAATGTAGGTGAAGCTTTATCTGGTGGGAAAATGAAACTTAAAACTTACAAAGTTGATGGCGCAGAGTATGTATGGGGCGACGATATCATTAAAGTAAACAATACTTTAAACACATACGCTCAACAAAATCGTTACAAGACTAACCAATACATCACATTATCTAAAATCGCATTAGCTGAAATGGCAGCTAAATCGAATGTTAAAGGCTATGATGAAGTTTTAGTTGTAACTGGTGTTCCTAGTCAAGAAATTGGCACAAAAGCAGTTGAAGAAATCAAAGAAGTATACCAAGGTACTCATGAAGTTGAAGTAAACGGTAAGAAAGTAACGATTAATGTAGTCGATGTAATTGTACTTGCTCAACCAGTAGGAACAGTAATGAGCCGTTACTTAGATGAAGACGGCTTTGTAAGTGACGATTCTTATGAAGATCTGACTGTAGGAATCATTGATATTGGAACGGGCACTACAGATCTAGATGTAGTTTCTATGTTGCGTCGTGATAAAGAATCAACTTCAGTTCCTAAAGGAATGCATGATGTATATGAGCCAATTGTGTCTAAAATCAAAAAAGAAACAAGTGCTACTATTAATGATTACAAATTAGAAAAAGTATTCGAGAGTGGAGAATACCAAGCTTCTAAACGTATGGACCCAATCGATTTCAATGAAGAAAAATCAGCTTCAATTAAAGAAGTTTACGATTTTATTGTAAATGGTGTAAATAATGCATGGAAAACATTTGATCGTTTCGATGAAGTTCTTGTTTCTGGTGGCGGTGCGAATACATTTCATCAGTTATTGGAAGAATGGATTGGCAAAGTAACAAAATTAGAAGAAAGCCAGACTGCGAACGTAGAAGGATTCTATAGATACGGAAAATTTGAGGTAGGCGAAGAAGATGGCGAATAAGACGTACCTTTTGTCTTATGATGATGTACTGGATAAAGACATCAAATTGTGGTTGGAATCATTGCCACGTAATCGTAAAGCGGAAATGGTAAGGACAGCTATTAGACAATACATGCATACAAGTGGAACTACGCCTGTTATTGCTCCAGTAGTTGAGAAAAAAGAAGTTATTAAAGAGAAAAAACGTCCAAAATTAAGACGTGGCGGTAATTTTGAAAATGAATAAGTAGTAAAGCCCCGCATATGCAGGGCTTTTTCTTTTATATCGCTTTTGCAATCTCAACAAGTAACCGCATAAACAATGGTATCATTTGGACTACAATATAGCCGATGCCTGCCCTTGATATTAATGAGAAACCTCGTTCTTGGCTCCCTACCATGATAAACAAACCACCACATAGGGCCACAACGGATGCGATAGGATAGGACACTGCTTTGATTAAAAAGATAACTGGTTCAAACGCATTTACAATACGATTGTAGAGCTGACCATCAATGTAGTTTTTAAACTTACCATCTGTCGATTGGGCATCTTTAAACACTTCACTTGAGTCCATATCTGGGCCTGCTGCAAACCCATGATGAATATCTATAATATTACTGAATATAATAGCACTACCGATTACTAATGATACTCGCACCACTACAGGTGCGTATTTTTTTGCTTTCTTTTTGAACAAGCTCCACTTTTTCTTTGCTCCATAATTACCATCCATAAAATCCTTGATGCTCATTGTCTCAGTTGCCATATGGACCATCTCCTCAGTTTTAATGGAAATCTGTAACGGTAAATATGTTGCAATCCAATCCTTCGCAAAGTTTTTGAATCTGTTTTCTGCGGTACTCTGTTGTTGTGTACCAAATAAATTTAGGCGGTTTTTCAAACACCTTGCAATCAATGAGTTTACGATACTTCTGCATCTTCACACGGTTTGCACTCATTTTCTGTTCGTGATCCACCTCTACAATGTGGTAACGACCATTATCTGTGAACAGAGCGTCAGCGATTATAGAAACAATACCTTTTACATTCATTTTAACTTCCTGCTTCCACGTTTTAGGGCAATCATAAGCGATATAGATGTCGTTACGCATGATGTAATGCCGGAATTGATTGGAACGCTTGAGTATCTTTTTGCAACCAATACGTTCACGCCCTTCTTTATTGAGATAATAAACGTTTTCTGAGTCTCTAAATCTAGATACATATTCTGAAAGCTCCTTCATAACACGAGAAGCGTTTCTGTCTCCGCCGAGATTATGAAGCACCTGGATTTGCTTTCTAGTTAAGAATCCCAATCTCTTCAAGCTCGAGAGAATATTGTCCGTTCTTGTTTCCTTTATGGCTAACTTTTGCATCTTCATGCTCCTTTCTCGCTCTAATGTTGATATGTGGCTTTATGATGTTATCGATTTGTTTGTTATCGATGTATACGGTCTGCAAAACCTTCTTTTCATTGGTTTGGTATATTGCCCTTCCCTTAATGTTAGGAAGATTCTCCGCACCGCCTTCATCCAGTACAGCACGGCTTCCTACTTCCGTCTGTAGCCTAAAACACACACGGGCCCCAATGTTTTGGCGTAGCTGCGATGGAAGAGCACTATTCGTCGGATATTGAGTTGCATACAGCAATCTAAAGCCAGCAGCTCTGCCCCTTCTTCCAATGTCCACAATGATGTCCTGGCACTCAGGATAAACTGATAAATCGGCTGCTTCATCAACTATTACAAAGTACCTTGTTGGGTCCCCAGCTTCTTTTATATCTTCGTATCCTTTTTCTAGTAAGTATTCGTTTCTCTCATTCAGTTTAGTTTGTAAATCTCTTAGAGTCTGTAAGGCTTCATCAGGGTTTTTCGCAATAGATTCGACTTGGTTTAGGAATCGATATCGGTTGAAAGATAGCCCACCTTTCAGGTCAATTAAGAATAGCTTTGTATTCTCTGGTTGATTACGCACAAGAGATGTAATTATGAGTTTCAATACGTTTGATTTCCCCATATCTGTCATTCCTGCTGAGATCATGTGTGAGATCGAATCGAAGTCGTGTTTTATTAATCCATCTCTGGTAAAACCAATCGGAACTTCCCAACCTCTGCACTGTTTCATCATTTCTTCTTCAAACTTCACAAAATCAGGTATCCCCTTCTCGTAAACTCGTATTTTTAATAACCCATCATAGGACAGCTCTATTTCCTTTCTAACGCATTTTTTCTTGTTTATGATGTTTTGTATTTGCTTCAAGATATCTTTTCTCAGACGGAGAGATTTAAAGTCTGATAGTTTGAAATCATAAACTTTGCTTTTGTGATTTAATCCGTCCTCTAAGTGTTGTATTTTTTGTTCGAAATCGGAGAAGCTAAGACCAAGTGGAATCCTGTACGCATATTCCACACCCCAGTCACTTCTCGTCTTACGAAGCAACTGTATAGTCCTGGTATCTCTGCCTTCTTTCACTCTCAAACCACAATTAGCGCAAATACGTTGTATCTTAGAAGCGTCATTTGTCGCTCCTTTTTGATGCATTTTTGAGAAAAGAATTACGCCACCAACTGCAGCAGAACTGACTAACTCGAATATCAATGGTTTGCACCACCCTTCTTTCTGTATTCTGCAAGAATAGTCCCTGGAGATTAGAAGAGATAAAAACGGCTATGAATCATTGAAAATAGTAATCTTGCAATGTCTGAAGTATTGTTCTATGGAAGAATTCTATTCGGAATAGGTAAAAAGAAGTTTTAAAAGGCTATCAGATTGGAACCGTGAATCGTAATTTGTTTGGTATGGTAAAAGGTATTCTCTACAGCTTGCTCAATATTCACCATTTTTAGGGGGTTATTTTTAGTGAAACTAGGACATTACTAGGGACAACAGATAACTAAAGGAGTGAAAGTTGTGTGGGGTCTTGGAAAAAAACGTACAAAACTAGGAAAGTTTCTTGATAAACATGGAATTGAGCAAGAATGGTTAATTAGAAAATCAGGATTAGGAAGAAATACAGTAGGAGATTTAGCTAATAATCCAGACAGGTCACCCACAAGGAAAACAATGCAAAAAATATTGCAGGTGCTTCGTGAGTTTGATCCGATGATTAAGGCTGATGATTTTTGGGATATGTAAAAGCTAACTAATTGTAGTTGGCTTTTTATTTTGTCGAAAGCTTGTCGAACGAAAAACAACTAAAACCTTTTAATATATGTTGACCATCCAAATTGAAAATGATATTCTTATACCAAGAAATAACAAACAAAAGGGGATGTGTTTAAATGAAACAGTATGTTATTTACCGAGATGCTACCGTCATTATTTGCTTTGAAGAAGAGTTTAAAAAAATGAAAACAATGGGATGGAAATTATATAAAACGGCTTATACAGAAGAACAAGCAAATCACTATGCTGAGGAGTGCTGTTATATCTAATGTCGCCAAAAGGATTTAAACACTCAGAAGAAACAAAACATAAGATAAGTAAATCTTTACAAGGTAGAAATTTTTCCACAGAAACCAGAAATAAAATGGGTGCTTCTAAACAGGGGCATCCGTTTTGGGGTAAAAAAGATTATACAATGTCTGAAGAAGCAAAAGAGAATATAAAAAAGGGTATAAATGAGAAGAGAAACACTGAAGAATACAGAAAGAAACTTTCTGATTCTAAAAAAGGAGAAAAAAATCATCGTTCAAAATTAACTAAAGATGATGTAATTAAAATTAGAATGTTATCTGAACAAGGATTATCGCAGTACAAACTATCTGAACGATTCAAAGTAAGCAGAAGCTCTATAGCTGACATAGTTAATTATAGAACTTGGAAAGATATATAATTCGGCTCTTATGAGTCGTTTTTTTAAGATTTTAAAAGAACGTACGTTCGTGTATAATGAGGAGGAACAACACAAGTGGATGTGAAATAAAAAAGAGCTGACTCAAAAGAGCCAGCTTAGATTTATTGTAAAACGATATTTGTAAAGGTATTGTCTGTATTAACAAAGTTACGAATGTGATTTTGATTTGTATATGCTTTTAAAGATAGTGAGTTTGTCCCTGAATAAACGAACTCGCTATTTTCTATTACTAATTCATTTGCTGCGTTAGCTGATCCAGATGCTAATAGTGCTGCGAATGATGGATTATTTATTTTGACTTTACAATCATTTAATTTGTAAGCTGTATATGTTCGGTTTGTATCGGATGAAAACAAATTGTTTTTAGTAGTAATAGTGATATTACAGTCTTCTAATGTTGTGTGTGGTGTTTGATTATCCACGTTTGTAACTCCAACTTCACACACTGTATCGAAAAGTTTTGATTTTGTTACTTTAACATTCATAGCTTGTCCACTGAATAGATGGTTTCTTAATTCGCAATTAACGAATTCTGACCTTGTAAATTCACATTCGTCTAAAGTTTGAGCATTAGGGTTTTCTGATCTTACTCGTAAATTTTCGAACCTACAATTATCATATCCTTTCACTTTAAATGTCATTTCTCTCTGTGTGAGGGCTGATTTGAAAGTGCAATTACTTATTTTATTTGCCCTTAACCACGGCGTAGCGACTAGATTTTCTGTGAAAGTAAAATGATTATTGTCGAATGTACAATTATCACCCAATGCAACGAAGTCAGGATTTACGTATTGATTGTTTAATAAAGAAACTCTATAAGAATCATTAGTTACATTCATATTGCCACCTGTGAAGTTGTTACCTTCAATGTTCACAAAAGCAGCGTTAAAGTTAGAAGTCATAAGCCCAATGTTATTTTGACAGTTGTATAAGAAGTTATCCTTGATAGTTGCATGCACTAAGGAGTAAAGATTAATCGCAATGTAATCAATATTGTAAATGTGATTATGCTCTATTAAGACATCGTAACAGCCAACTAAAATTCCGTGATAACTGCCGTAAATATGATTATCTTTTATGGTACAACTTGCACCATAACTATCTTCCATGTTTATTGAGTAGCGTGTTGGATCGTTAAAAATAGGCTTCCCGTCAAGAAATCTTACTAATCCTTTTCCGTTATCTCTAATTGTGTTATTAATAATTTTGTTGTAATTTCCGCCAAGAGTAACGCCACCCCTATGGCCATTGAAAATTTCACATTTTTCAACAACGTTATGATGAGGAATACCACCAAACATAATTGTGTATTGCAGATTCTTATTTACATTGTTTTCATTATAAAATTGAAGTCTAAATTTTGTCGCGTTAACTGGGATTGAAATGTCAGTGTAAATTCGTCTCTTCTTCATAACGCCAATAAATTTGTTGTCCTTGTCATAAAAGAAAATGTCTAGATCTTTGCTATTTAAATTTGTTGTCCTTGCATATCCAGCGCCAGATATAAGTAGAGAATGTATCTTTGGAGTTAAATCTTGAGGTATGTTTAGTATCTTTGTAGTGAGCGTATTGGCTGAGGTGATTGGTTGTCCGGTATTGTAGTCTAAAGAATTTAATGTAAGTCCTTGATCGAACTCGCCATAATTAAATATAGAGTCTGAACTGAATGAAATGTTATCACCCATATAATCCCTTACTGTACAGCGTTTTATTGAACAATAACTTGAGCTTTTTTGAAAAAGAACTCCATATGTGTGCTCCATTGCAACTTCTGAGGGGTTAGAAAAGCTTCTATCATCTCTACATCCAATGATAGTTCCGCCGAACAAATGAGAATTAGTGACTTTGCTAAAAACAATGCTATTCCCTTTGAAGTTGTAATAATCATTTGTTGTCCTGTTATCAAAAGGTGATTTCCTATTAGAGTCATAGATGACTTTAAGCGTAGATCCATTTAAATTCAGATTCAAATTTGAAACCATTCTAATTTCGCGTGGATAACATAAAGCGTATTCTCCCTTAGGTAATCTTGCCTCACTATAATCATTTTCTGATGCATATTGCAAAGCTGCGTTAATTCCTTGGATGTTTTTATCAGCTTGAATATAATCTGTGTCTACATAAGGTTTATTAGGTAACCCTTTTTTAATGCCCCATTTGTCTAAGTCAATCGAATATATCATATACTTTTCACCTCTTCTTTTGAATTTATAAAAAAAGCACTCCGTTTTAAGGAGTGCTCCGAATTATTCTCACTTCACATGTACATAGGCTTCATTTGCTGTTACATAGTATGTTTTACCTTTGCTGTTGTGTACTTTGTACTGCGGTGAACCATTGACAGTTACTTTGGCATCAATTGCAAATCCTAATCCTGCATCTAAGGTGCCAGCAATGTCTTTATCCTGCCAAGATGGAGCGTCATAGAAACGTAGGTTGTCCACTTTAGCAACAACACGCTTCCCTACAATTGGATTAACTGGCTCTTTCTTCTCAAACTTGATATAAGAAGGATTGTTATATACCCACTGATTTCCACCAAGATTTAACCAACCATCTTTTTCACCCCAAACTTGGTATGCTTCTGGTTTATTTAGTTGACGAATAACAGAGTAGCTTGCATCCGGCCCTTTACGTAAATTAACGTTATTACCTTGAATGTATGCAACTCCTTCAACATTTGCAGTTGGTACTTCTGCTGGTTTAGATGGTTTCTCAGGAACAGAAACGTCCACACTAGAATTATTGTATGCTCGTTGTACATCTGCGCGGAATTGAGCTTCAGAAACGCCATGACTACGTAAGTAATCAAGTGGGTCTTCGTGATCTGTACCGCCAAGGTACTTCGTAACATCATAGTGAGTCCATAATCCTTTTTCTACAGATAATCCGCGGTCACGTAAGATTTTAGCAAGCAGCTTCACATATTTATCATATGAAACTTTGAATTTATCATAATCAGATGTTTCGCACAGTTCAACGTGTACGAAACGTTTATTTGCACCTGGGCCACCACCGTAAGCGATGTAACGTGTATCCGCAATTTGAATGGTTTCATTCCAATCAACAGCATAGTGAACAAATGCATTTCTCCATGTACGAGTTTCATACTTTTGAATATTAATAGCTGGAGCTTCAGGAGTTGCTGTACTATGCGCTACAACACCCTCATAAGCGCCTACACCATAGCGATATGGTTGTTTCGGTAAATCAGGGATAATAAGCGTTCTATCAGCGAAAGCTCCTGTGGAAAAGCTAAACAGGAGCATCATAGTCATAAATGAAGTGGAAACGATTTTAATTGATTTTTTCATTAAGCATCTTCTCCTTTATCTTCGTGATCAGTCCAAATACCAAGTGCAACACCTACTGCGAATAGATAAGGTAAAAGCTCTTTCAGAAAATTATCAGCTTCTGGCATGCCGAATTTCGTGAATAAGAATCCAAGTAATGAAAAAAGCGCAACCCATGTGCGCCAGTTACGTAATCGTTTTTGAATATTTTCTTTGTTCATTATCTCTCCTACTTTCCTGCAAATTTGAATAAAGCTGTAATTCCACCCACAATAACTGCACCGATTACTGTTGTTCCTAACCAAAATACAAGCTTGTCCAATCTATCTACACGCAAATGTGCGCTTTTTGCTGACTGTTGCGCCTCAATTGCGATATCTTTAACGTTTCCGAGTAGATCAAGTTTTGTTTCTACTCTTGTTAATCCGACTAGTAGTTCTCTGAATTCATCATGTTTTGGTTGTTCCAAGTCTTCACCTCCTTTCAAAATAAAAAGAGAGACGATTTTCGCCTCTCTCAATCTGTAAAACTTAATCTAAGCCAGTATTTTAAGTAAAATAAAAAAGACCAACTTATTGCTGCTCTGAAGGAAAAATCTCACTTAATTAGCTAATAATTGTTGTACAAGTGCCTCAAGCTTGGATATTCTTTCCTCTTGAGCTACATTTTGTTCTTTCAAAGAGTTTATTTCCTTTTGTTGTTCGTTCTGTCTTAGCATGATTTGCTGAGTGGCTGCAATATTTACAGTAATCAACGAGTAAGGAACTACAGATTTTTTATCTTTGCCTTGGAATTGCTCTGGAGTTTCCTCTGCAATGAACCCGTATTGAAGGAAATCACTAGAATGCTCTCTTAAGTAGTCGATCCCATACTCTTCTACATCCTTATTTAAGAAATATTGACTAGGCTTTAACAACATTAAAGCGTCTACTTCATCGCTTTGGATTGTTTGGATGTCTGTTTTTATCTCTCTAGTTGAACGCTGAGTCCAAGTAACACCAGATACATCAAAAGCTGCCCACAGATTATTACAGTTTACGTTTGCGTACAATGAATATATCCCCTGGGCAGGGTCATATCTCTGAAGGAAATAGAACCCTTCTTTGTTTCTTTCTCCTTTGTGAACCTTGATATGCATATTGTGGTATGTTGTAGCAACCGCTTCTAAGTTTACAGTATCATCTAATTTTATTATGAAGTCATTTGATATCTGAGTACGTTCTTTTCCGAATGAGAATGTATCGGCTGATCCCCCTACAGATAGGAAACTATAACCTCTTCCTCTCATGCGGATATCTCCTAAATGGCTTGCATTGAGATAAATATCATCAGATGCAAGTACATCAATAGAGCCAGTTGACTTAAGAGCCATTTTAGTTCCGCCATATCTTGTAAAAGAAATATATGAACTCTTAAGAATATTACCCTTAGCGTCCTTCCCGGAAGCAAGACCTATACTTGCTACTGATTCTGTGAAGTTTGTAGCACTAGGAGTCGTATGGTCAAGTACTAACGAGTCGTTGACGCTACCACCTGCTCCAGAGTAATCATTTCCGAGTACAAGAGCCTCTGTAAAGGAGCCATCTGTGGTAGGTACGAATCCTAGGTACCCACGTGACCTTCCAGTCCCATATAGAGTAAGATTCTGCTTCTCTAGTCTCATATGGTTATTAGAGCTAGACGGGTCCTCTGTCATGATTACTACGCCTTTTAAGCTACCTGTCTTGATATGCTTAGCTTCTACGTATCCGTCAAGATTTATCTTCGGAGCTTGAATCAAAGCAGTCTGAGCTGTGAGGTTCAACTTTGCAGCAATCTCATTGTCTTTAACACGGAGAGAAATCTCCTGAGCATTTACTTTCAACTCAGATTCATGTCTATCCACTACAGCTTTACTACCATATCGTCCATCACCTTCATCTTTAGTGTAAACATCAGTAGATTTAGCTCGTAAGTTTATTTCCTGATTAGTCTGAGTGAGTTTTGTATCATAACTAGAGTTAACTGTATTGAATTCTGACTTAGTCACACGGTCAGCAACCTCTTTAACCATAGCGTCATAGTTTACAATGTCCTTGGGGTTTTCCATATAGACAGGAAGTTTCTCACCTACGTTACACTGTGGCTCAGCTACCCATACAGTACCAGCTCTCCTGATCCACACTTCTATACGTGCATGAGTGATTGGAACATCTGGAGCGTCATGATCTATAGTGAATCTAGTCCATTGTCCATCTACTAGCTTATCTTGGAACTCAACTTGTTTGTATCCACCTACTGAAGTTGATCCGTTGAAGAACTCTATCTTATAAGCTGCCCCTAGAGTGATAGCATACTTATCATCAGTATATAGCATAGCAGAGAATTGGAACTTTCCTTGTTTCTGATAAGCAGGTACATCTTGATAGATACCATGCCAGACATTAGTTGTTGTATGTGTAGATTCAATCTTAACTGACCTACTTTGTTTGTATCTCTTAGATTCATCTACGGTAATCTTTCTGTCAGCAGCATCAGCGTCAGGGTTCCATCTTTCAAGTGAAGGAGTCTCTTCAGTAACGTCTCCGAAGTCATTTACTTTCTTTTTAACAAACTGAGTATTCAATAAGAGGTTATCAGAACCTAGCTCTCCAATGTATTCCTGCATCTGAGTTTCGGTAACTTTTGTACTTAGTTCACCTTTAATATTCGTAATCTCTGTAGTAATCCCTACAGTGTCCGGTACAAGTGGCTCCCAGTCAGTCCCATTCCAGAGTTTCAATATCTTAGCAGTTGAATTACTGGAGTCAAGCCATAGAGTTTTTCCTGCTTCTAGTTTATCTGTAGGAGCAGTAGGACTCTCGATAATAGCCGTTTGCATCTGATTCATGTTACTTTCTACCTCTGTAGCTAAATCCTTTGCAGTTTTAGCATCTTCATGAGCCTGGTCCGCTTTAGCTCCTGCCTCTGTAATAGCATCAGTCTGACCTTTTACTTTTTCGTCTAGCTGCTTAAATACTTCTGCAGGTACTTTGTCTTGCAAAGAAGATAAAATACGTTGATAAGCCTTCATGAGAGAATCATTTACATCTTCTATCTCTCTATAGTTACCGAAATAGATTTTATCTTGACGGGGATCCTTGAAAGACTCGTCTGAAGCAATCGCACGAGCTTCTAAATATAAAGGAGGGTTAAGCGTCTTGTCTTTAATGTATACAGTATCACCTTCATTTATTGCCTCATGTGACATCCCTGCTACTCTAGCCAACGAAACAGCGTCAACTCCATAAACTAAGTTAGTATCTACTCGCTTCTTCAGAGCTGCCTTTGTCAGAGTCATTAAACGCTCTGGAGTCATATTTTGATTATCAGTCTCTGGAGTATAAAACCCAAAGCGATGCTTACCATTAATGTTCCAACGTTGAAATGCTTCCTCGTCAACCACGTAGGGAATACCATTATTAATATCTGCTACAGTAATTACCTCATCTTGACCGTTTGCTCCCTGGACAGTAACGTAACCCACCAGAGCAGTAATTACACCGTCAGAGTTTTCTGTACGAGTAATCCCTTGCAAGTCCTTACCTATATTGATTTCCTTCCCAGTGTATCTACCACGCTTTTCTACTAAGTCTACGTATCTTTTATTGATACTAGCTCCCTGGATAGTAACCCTATATTGAAGCTCATAATGATTAAACTCTGCAGCGGTTAAATTAAGAAGTCTCAAAGGGGATACAAACTCTTTAATGTATTGCGTACGTGTTCCTGCTGCTTCTACTTTACCGACTTCCCAGTCAGTCCCTTTAAGGGCTATTCTCATATACTCTTCTGCTTTAAGAGAGTCGAACTTTTTAGGTTCAATATAACCGTCAGCATCTAGTAAGGTCCATTCACCACTAGCAAGGATTGTAACTGTCTTAGCAGCAGAATCCTTCTCTACAGAGGTAATCACATAAGGTGTTATTATACCTGGACGTGTTTCTTTCAAGATGATATTTTGCTGTTGAAGATAAGGGATATATTTTGAGCTCTCAAGTAATTTAACATCTAATATATCAATGGAGTTCTTTATTTCCCAGTGACGCTTGTCCTCAATATAATCATGAGGACGTATAGTAGCTATCACTTGTCTTGTAATGTAATCAACTATGTGAAGATCTCCTTTTCGCTTTCCCATTATCTGTATCTCTCCCTGTATGTTACTTTGGCAGTCCCTATATTCTTAGGGCGTACGATTATTTCATTTTCTCCTCTATTGACAACTGGAAATTCACTAAATAACTCTTTAATATTGATAGCATCTTTCCCGTTAACTGTCACAAGAGCTCTCTCAGTATCTACAACTACAGTGTCCCCCTGGTCCACAATATAGGGAGTTGCATCTACTGGTACACTAAACTTCTTATACACTTTTAAGTCTTCTATAAAAATAGCATCTAATGGACTGTAATCCCCATATTTGAAGATTCCTATCGCTACTTTAGTGACTATAGAAGTAGTGGCAAAATTGGACTTGTTGACATCATTCCAGGTTTCAATGATAGTTTCATAATCTTGATAAGTTCCTTTCTTATATAAAGCAGAATAAGCTGTCCAAGTATTTCCCTCTCGCGTTAACATCACATGTCCTCTAAAGTCTGTGAATGAGCCAGGTGTCCTTCCAGTATCATCTATAAGCGTTTTCTCTTCAGGTCCATCATTTATGACTGTATAAGCTTTTGTGATTGAAGAAGTGTCGTACTCGTCCTTCATTCCTAATTGAGCAACGATATTGTCATTAGCATCTAATAAGAAGAGCATGATAGTTCCCATTCTGTCATAGCTTAAAGAGTCAAAAGAAAGTCTCATATCAACTTTGAAGTCTGTAGCCCCTCCAGGAGGAAGAGACTGTTTAAGAATTGGACCATACCATGTATTTTCTTTAACAGGTCCATAAGTGCTAGGACGGAAACCGTGTCCGCTCCCTGCTATCTCCATAGCTCCAGCTCCTTCAAAGAGTGAGCCAAGCGGCCCATTGTGAGGATTCCATTTCCCTAAATTGTCCATCTTGTCCCAAATGACTCTATCCTCTTGAGCTACTAGTTTTGTTTTTGGTCCCGTTGGATAACCTAAACGGAAATAATCGTCACCGTTCCAAATATCAATGAAAGGGCTCTTATTTAGTACGTCAATTTCTACGATAGGATTTGACTCTACTGTCCCCTTATTAGGAATAACTGCCTTTAGGTCTGAGCCTACAATAGATAAGCCAGACGTTTTAACTTCTCCTAGTTTATAAGGCATTGGACATACAAAATGAATAGATCCTTTTCCTCTGAATATCAATTCATCTAAATCAGTTTCCCCGTCAAGTAAAGCCATGTAGGTACGATCTGGCTCATCGTCAAAAATAAGCTCCTTCGGTTCGTCTTGTATGAGCCAATCTGCTAAGTCTTCTTTTTTCTTCTGTAGGTCATCTTGTGAGCTAGCCTTTAAGATAACAGGGACTTCAATAACTCGGACTTTAGTATTAGTTTGCAGCAAGTAGCCTCCAGGTCTTCCAGGAGTCGTTAAGATGTCTCGTTCAATAGGAGCCCACGCAGAGCGGTTAAACCCCATCAAAATGAACAGGTAATCTTTTTTGATTCCGTTGAATTTAAAGCTAGTCACGTGAGTATCCTCCTTAGTTATTCTTATTTAATAGAGCCCCCTAGAAGGAAGGCTCGTAAGTTTATTCTAGAAAGCAGGGGTAACTTGTGGGTTGAACTGTGCTAGTCTGCTAGTTCTACGCTTATTAGCATTGTCAACGTCCTCAGAGATAACCTCCCCTACAACCTTTTTATCCATAACAAGATAAGTAGGGGCCTTATCAGATTGCTTCTCTTGAGCTTCTGTTTTCTTAGTGGTGCTATTAGTCTTGTAAGTCCCAGATATACGCTCATAAGCAGTAGGAGCTATAGAAACGGAACCTTTAATAACATCATCCATCTTAGGGAGCTTGAAGTCTGGAGTTACTCCTAGGTCCATTCCTTGGAAGTTATCATTCCCTAAGACGTTTCCAAGCTCAATGTCATTAGAAAGAGTTTCAAAGCCGCTTAATACAGCATCAGCCATTTTAGTAGCTGCCTTTACTGCATCACTTGTCATATCTGTAATTCCCACGGCTAAACCTTCAGTGACATAACCACCGACTTCTTTCATTACACGGGAAGGAGATTTTATCTTAAAGAATCCAACTACTGCTTCTTTAACTTTGCCAGCCAATCTTTTCGCTGCATTTATCGCGTCGGAAGCCATTCCACTAATTCCGTCTGCTAAGCCTCGTACTATGTCTTTACCTGCACTTAGGAGCATAGAACCTGCATTAGAGAAACATTTCTTAATTCCTCCGATAACATTGTCTGTAATAGCGCTCCACAAGCTACTTAACACAGAATAGATACCTTTAATAAGAGACCAAAGTATCTGCACACCTGCAGCAAGGATCTGAGGTAGATTAGCAATAATAGTCTTAGCTATTTCATAGATAATCTTTAGAGCTGCTGCAGCTAATTGAGGCATAATTTGAATAATACCTTTTATAATTGCCATTAAGATTTTAATACCAGACTCAATTATTTTAGGTAGGTTTTGCATGATGATATTTACAAGTTGAGTAATTATCTTAACTGCAGCATCTACAATCTTAGGAAGCATTTTTATGATCCCATCAACGATTGCCATTAAGATTTTTACACCTGCATCTAATATTTTAGGAAGATTAGTAATAATCATCTCAATAATTTTATTTACAAGCATGATAGCCGTGTCTACTAGATTAGGCAGAATCTTTACAATCCCATTAATAAGA